ACGAGATGTAGCCGTGACTGGAGTTCAGACGTGTGCTCTTCCGATCTCTGGTCGTTCAATAATTATAAACCTAATCAATCATGAATAACTTCACACATCTAACAATACATTCAACATCTATAAGTAGATGATTTAGATATTACTCATCATCATCGTTGTCTTCAACATCTTCACCACAAAGCGCACGTAATTTGTCTTCGATTGTGTGTACTTTGACGTCTGCGTTAACGTCAACATCAATAGCCTTCATTCGTGGTGTGTGATACTCCAATATGCGTATTTCTGCATTTACTCGATCGTCGGGAGACAGCTCTGCCATATCTCTTTCAAAATCAGAAATATTTACAATCTTTCCTTTCTGTTTTAGCTGTTTTGGCATAAAATATTCAGCAGAATGCGCTTTGAGATAGCCTTTAAGAGGGTTATCCTTGTTCGGTGTGCCTTTTTTTCTGCCACCTGTTTTCATTCCCTTCATTGTTTTATCGTTTTTGTTGCGCCTTTGGCGCAAAAGTTAAAAGACGTGGGCAAAGATACTCCACTAAATTAGCGCACGAATTTTAAGTATTGTAACATAAACAGATTAAATATGGGACTAATTGGAAGTATTGCTGGTGGCGCACTTGGTGCAGTTGGCAGCATTTTTGGCGGTATCAAGGCTAGTAAGGCGATGAGACGCGCGAAGAGGAATATTGAAGCGCAGAAGCAGGCAAACCAGAATTGGTATGATAGACGCTATAACGAGAATGCTACGCAGAGGGCTGACGCTCAGCAAATTTTGGCGAAGATAGATGAGAGTATTAGGAACCGCAACAAGCAAGCAGCAGGTGCGCAAGCCGTGATGGGCGGTACTGACGAGAGTACCGCAGCTGCAAAAGCTGCTAACGCACAAGCATTGTCTGAGGCTGCATCGCAGATTGCTGTTAACGCGGACAATCGTAAGGATCAAATTGAACAGCAGTATCAACAGCGTAACGCGAACTATGACGCGCAACTTAATCAGTTTGAAATTGATAAGGCGAATGCGATTGGACAAGCCGTGCAGGGTGTAGCACAAGCAGGTGCCGGTGTCGCTAACGCATTTTAAATTGAAATAGTATGATTAAAGGACAATACGATCAGGAGGACTATAATACTTCAACCACTCCAACTCCAGGAGCGAACGAAGATAGTAATGCGACAACAGCAACTCCTCCTACAACAACACAGCCTGCACAACCTGTTGAAACGAATACGAATACTGAGGAGACTAAGGATCCGAAGTCTGATGTTGCTCCACTTGCTGACAAGCAGGTTGGGGTGTCGCCACAGAATAATGCTGATGCACTGATTGGTTACGATCAGCAGATTGCGATGTTGGAAGAGGCTGCACAACTCATTAAGCCCGAGACAAAGGAGGAACGTGAGAAACGAGAAAAGCGTGAAAAGTCGCAGAAGATTGTTGCTGCAGTGAGTGATGGTTTGCAAGCGTTGGGTAATCTTTTCTTCACAACTCGCGGTGCTCCTAATATGTATGACTACAAGGAGGCAAGTCAGCTCACGCCATTGCAGGAGAAACTTGAGAAGCTGAAAGCCGAACGACAAGCCAACGCGGACAAGCACTTGCAGTATGCACTTAAAATTGGTGATATTAAGAATGCGCGTGCTAAGACCTTGCGTGAGATGGAGGCTGAGCAGGAAAAACGGAAGTTGGCGCGTGAGAAGGCGCAACGTGAGCAGGAGGAGCATGGATGGCTTGCTGCATTGCAGCCCGACAAATTGCGTGAGCAGAAAGGAAAGGCTGATAAGGCTGGTTATGACGCAGATACAGCTAAGGCTGAGGCAGATAATGCCCCTGCAATGCAAAAAGCTAAACTTGAAACGGAAAAGGCGCATAAGGATGCCTATGTTGCTTCTGCTGGTGCAAGTAGAGCAGCAGCAACCAATTCGTATGCTTCGGCAAATGAGCACAATACCAATGCTAGGGGACGTTTCCAGTGGTGGGACGAGAACGGGAACATGCATTATGCCAAGACCGAAGACGAAGCCATTACTAAGGCTCGCCAGCATGGAACACTTGACAGTGTGACTGTGAGCACTACGGACAGCACGGACAGTGATGTGGTGGTACGTGGCAAAGTTAAGGGCAAGAAGAACTCCAAGAAGACCACATCAAAGAAGGTGTTCTACCCCGGAATTAGGAAGAGACCTGCAGCAGCGAAGCCGAGTGGTCGCAAGTCTGAACAACAGTCATATAAAAATACAAAAGAATTAGGATATTAAGATATGCCATACGATAAAATAGACCAACTATATGATGCACTGAAGAAAGATGGTGCAGTCAGCAAGAGCCGTGAGTATTTCCGCAGTAAGATGCTTGCTCCTGGTAAGGAGGGCTATCAAAACCGCTTGCAACTTTACAATGCTCTGAAAGCGGATGGAGCCATAGAGAGCCCAACCTATGAAGAATTTGGCAAGCGTTTGGGGCTTCATGCGGTAAACACCGCACCTGTGTCTAAACCTCAGCCTCAAAAGCCTAATACAGATAGTCGTGTTGTGTTTATTAATACGCCTCAAAAGCCAGCGCAAGCGACACCTGCAAAACCGAAACCAACTCCAAGAAAGGCTCCAGCAAAACAAAAGGGAACACCGCTTACGAAGGTTGACAAGCAGAAAATGTTGGCTTTCGTTAACAACATGAGGAATGAGACCAATGCTTCGCTTCAACGCTTCAATAACCGCATGGACTACCATAGAGCAAATGCTGGACTGAGAGTGCCTCATGTTACACTTGGTAAAAAGAATAGCGGTATAAAACTTGGTCAGAATAGTAAGGTTGTTGCTAAGAAACCACAGTTTAATCCACAGTCAGGCAAGATGGAACAAACCTACATCACGGAGAGCGGTAACGAGTACACCGACCGTAACTCTGCTGATTTGGAGCAGAATACCATCGACGCGTACAAGGATAGCATGAGCGTAAGTGGTCAGTTGCGCGAGGCTTATGCGGAGCGCGATAGATTGGATGAGGCCATGAAAAAGCGCATGAAGGAAATAGACGAACGTCCTAATCAGCGTTTCAACGATTTCATGCGTGAGTTTGCAGCTTCAATGACACCTGGTGCAGGTCCTGTGGGTGAGCAAAATGCGCGTATGTCGAAGTATGACAACGACGATGAATACATGCAACTCATGGCAGCAGCTCGCAAGAACCATCAGACCATTCAGTTATTGGAGGACAAGAAAAACAACCAGATGAATAGTTTCTGGCACTCACTTGCTACAACAGCATCGAATGGTTACACTTTTTCAGACGGTATGAGCGAGATGCGCGATGCAACAGCCCTGCAGCGTGCATCAAAACATATAGACACGATTAACAAAAAGCGTGAGGAAGGTAAGACCTTGACGAAAGAGGAGCAGACTGCCGAAGCGGTGCTGAAGAACTTCGCCAAAGATAATGCTATGCAAAGCATGTATGGCGGAGATTATGGCGCATGGGCAAGGGCTGGTGGCATGACTGCCAATTCTCTTGACTTTATGAAAGACCTTATGCTCAATCCTGGTGCTGGAAGCATAGCTAAGGGTGTTATGCGCGGAACGGCTAAGGGAATGGCTAAAGGTATAGCTAAGTTGACTGGAAAGGAAGCCGCCAATTTATGGAAGAACGATGTGTTGCGCAGAACGCTGAAAGCGACAGGTGTGTTGTTGGGTGCTCATACGGCAGGTGCATATGTCAGCAATACAACAGGTATAGGTAGAACATCCGCCACAATGGGAACACTTGCTTCGGGAGAGGTCGGTGTGGACGACAAGGGTAATTATAAGGTGGAGAACGCTATGGGACTTCTCCCTGCATTTGCTGAGGCTGAGCGTCAACAAGCACGCGAGAATGGCTCGGAGATGTTCGGTGAATTCATTCCTGGTGTAGGTGGCGTTGTAAAGAAAGGCTTGGAGAAAATAGGTCTTAGTAAGTTGTCGGGAGCTATGACAAACATCGGCAACAAGGAATGGTACAAGCAGTATAGTAGATTGCTTGAGTCTGGCGGTTATAATGGTTTGCCTGGTGAGGCTTTGGAGGAATACGAGGGTTCGCTTTTCGATGCGCTTACTGGCCATGCCGGGGACGCATGGGACGACATGACGAACTTGCAGAACCATGTGGACATCTGGCTGGGGTGTGCTACCATGGGCGCACTGCTTGGCTCTGTACCGATGATGATGCAGGGGCACCATACTGCGCAATACTACCGATACAAGCACAACACGGACAAAGCCGACAACCTCGCCTCGTTCCGAATGACCGCAGAACGCTGGGAACCTCTGCGCGACGAGATTGATAACACAGACAACAGCAAGATGGCGGATGTGGTTACTGGTATCATCAACAACCCTGATCTTCACGTCGAGGAAAAAAAGGCAGCACTGAACTATGTGCGCAATCTAACTATGATGAGAGGTTACAACATTGCGCAGGTAAACAATGCCAGTGATGAGGAGGAAGAGCGTCCTGAGGTGCAGAGCGTGAATGACAGTTACTCAAAAGGGTACGAAACCACGGAACCACAAGACATGAACGATACGAAGACTCTGCTTGAACTGAAGCGTGAGCAGGTTGCGAAAGAACATGGTATTGAGAATGTGGACGATGTGGACGCTCTTATTGGCGATGATCCTCTGCGCTACATTGAGGAGCAGAAGCAGTTGGGTAATACGGACAAGCTCCAATCTGTTATTGACTATGCCAATGCAAAGTCGGCATACGATGGTATGGTGCAGCGTGTGCAGGACGACATTGACAGCCGTATTGAGGAAAGCAATGCGACCGTGAAAAGCCGTGTGAACCGCCATGACGGAATGATACACCCTGCATCATTGAAGTTGAAGAACGAGGATGGAACGGACAAGAAAGTGTATATTGTTAGCGGCAATGTGGTGATGTTCAATGACGGAAAGGGCGTTGATAAGAAAAAATCCGACAACACGATTGTTATCCGTGATGTTGAGACTGGCGAGATGGAAGTAATTCCGCCCGACCTTATCCGTGGCTTGGACGCAGCCATAGACCCCGAGGAGGAGAAAGCGAGAGCAAGGGAAGCGATTATTGAGGAGATGTCGCAGACCGCAGCGAACAAGGTGGATGGTGTAGTGTCGTTCAAAGAAGGTGACACTTACACTTTAACGGACAAGGATGGTGAGCAAACGCAAGTGACACTTGTGGTCAACGAACAGGGACTTGTGGACAATGGGGACGGAACTGTCAACGTAACTGTTGATGGTCAGAATGTTGTGCCTATGAGTATGGAGGAAATACAGAGTGGCGTGGATGCCACTAATATGGCTCGTACCATGCAAGCAGAACAAGAACATCAAAACAATGATGAAAGCGTACCAAATTTGGATGAAAGTGTACCAAATTTGGATGAAAGTGTACCAAATTTGGATGAAAGTGTACAGAATGATGGCGAAAGTGTAGAAGAAAAGCCCGATGGTGTAGAATATGGCGTGAATGACACCTTTACGCTTCTTAATGGTGAAGACGAAATCATTCATGGAGAGGTGCAGGGTGTTAGTGATGATGGTGTAGAAATCCGCACGGACGAGCCTTTGAACGGAAAGCGTGTGCAGATTATCCCTGCCGAGGAGTTTGAAGAAATGGTCGAGAGCATCAATGATGCGGACGGCAATCAAGTATGGGCGAGAGAATATGCCGAAGACACGGAAGATACGAATGAAACCGAGGAAACATCAGATAATTCCGTAACGCAAGACAATGATGTTGCTCCTGTAACTCCGACAGCGGATGAACTTGTGCGTATGGCTCGTGAAGGTAATGAACTTGCACAGCATCAACTTGAAGCGCAAGGTGTGGAGTGGGAAGAACCTTCCGAACACCAGCCTACCGCATTGGAGCGTGTTCCCATCAACGAGGCAACACAGGAACCTATGTTTGAGAAGGCAGACCGCGAGACAGCCCTTGATGCGCTTAATGAACTTACAGGAGGTAATGAGGAAAATACTTCGGCTATTATTAACGCACAGGTTGATCAAGCTACCAAAGCTCTTGAAACTTTGAAGAAGAAGGCCCCGAAAAAGAAAGCTCCTGCATTGAAGGGTTCGCCAATGGAAATGTTGAAAGCGCAGAAGGAGGCTGACGATAGTTACAACACTGCCATTGAGGAGTATAACGCACAAGTAGCCGCAGCAGAAGAGAATCTGAATGCCTGGACGCGTATTTATTCGCTCATGGGTGACCGCAAGCGTGCTGCACGTGAGCAGTTGAATGCAGAGCGTAATGCTATGGATGAGCAATTACATGCTGAGGCTGTAGCTAAATTGGAGGATGATAAGCGCATTGCAGCTGAGAAAGCAGCCGAGCAAGCCGAAGTTGGCACTCATGCCGTGAACCCTAAAATAAAGGGAAAGTGGGATGGTGCCACCAAGGTTGAGGGCAATCCTAATGCTATCACCCTTGCAGATGGTTCTACAATCCGTGGTCACTACGTTCTCACTGAGGCAGGAGCAGCCACAGCAAGCCATGACGTGAACAACGCCTACGAGCCTACTGAAGGTTTCCCGCTTGATGAGAACGGTGAGAGCGTGAATGACCGCGACTACAAGCGTGACAAAGACGCGCAGCGCATTGTAAGGGATATGGCAGACAGCTACGACAGCAGAGCTTTGCAGACACCAGTCATTGTCAGCAAGGACGGCGTTGTGCTTTCGGGCAACAACCGCACTATGTCGGGCGAGATTGCAGCAAAGAACGGCACAGACAAGGCGTATGTGGACCACTTGCGCGAGTTTGGAGCCATGTTCGGTTTTACTCCCGAGCAGATAGACGGCATGCAGCATCCGCGTGTTGTCTTTGTTCCAGATGAGGAACTGCCATACGATGCAAGTACGTTTGCACGCTTCAACGCAGAACAGCAGAAGAAGCAGAGCAAGCCTGAGCATGCCGTGAAACTTGGCAAGATTGTTCCTGACAATGTATTTGCAAGCATTGTTGGTGATATTAGTCGCTTTGACCGCATGTCGGACTACTATGCCGACGACAAATCAGTGGCTTCTGCCATCAGTCAGTTGTTGGATGCAGGAGTTGTTAACGAAATGCAGTTGCCGGAGCTTCGCACTGGCAATGCTTTGTCGGCAGCAGGTAAGGAACTTATCGAGAACACACTTATAGGCAAGGTCTTCCAGACTTCGCCCGATGCCGTGCGTCAAATTATCAGCACACCTACGCTTCGCCAATCAGTGGTTATGGGCTTGAATGAGATTGCCAACAACCGTACTCTTGCTAAGAGTGGTTATGATTTGAGTCAAGAACTTGGTGCTGCTGTTGACCTTGTGAGTCGGGCCAAGTCGGAGTCGCCCGAAATCTATAAGGAAGGTATGCCTGTATCTCCTTACGGCAGACAACAAGGTTTGTTTGACGACGAATATGGAGATAGCCGTGTGACGGATGGTGTTACGTTGCTCCTTGCCGATATATTGAACAGCGGTAAGCCGAGTGACTTGCGCAAGGTCCTCTCTACATACAATAATGAGGCTGCATCATCTGCTGCAGGTCAGATAGACATGTTCAGCGGAGACGTGACCTCCAAGGAAGAAATATTGAATAACGTATTAAATCATTTCAGAAATGCTACACCAAAAGAACAACAAGCCCTCATCGACACAGCCGTTGCAGAACGAAAGCAGAGAGCAGAAGCCGAGGCAGAACTGCGAGGAGAAAACGATACAGCTGAACAAACTGAGAATGCTGTACAACGCAGTGGAGAACATCAAGCAACAGAGGCAGATGGAGGAAAATCAACGAATGTTGGAGGAACTTCAGAACGCCAAAGTGATTTGGAAAAGACCGAAGAAGTAAAACTCTCAGACGAGATAGATGAGAACGGACGGCAGTTTGTTCTCACTTCTGAGGGAGAATTGGCTTTTGGCGAGATTGGTGAAGATGCAGGTCTAACAGCTGCCCCTATTCTTCTCAGTGAAGGCATGATTACTAATGCTGCTACAAATGACGGCTATGGTCTTGTACATATTGAGGCAAGACACGGTGACCAAATACGAAATGCTGGATATAAGTCTGTTGTTGATTTCATTGAGACCGTTGCCAAAAACTATGATGTTATCAAGGAGGGTAGTCTTAGAGACGGACACCAAACCTATAGATTACAATTAACAGATAAGCATAATAATACGCTTATGGTTGAGTTGTCTGGTGATGGAACGTATTGGAACATAAATACCGCAGGAATATTCAAGACATCCTACGGTAAGAAAAATAAGGAAGTGTATAACCGCCATACTACGGTTAAACAGCCTGTCGAAGCTGCTGAAACATCGCAGGACGCTGAACAGGGCGACACTCAGACATCCTCCAGCATGAATGTTCCTACATCTTCCGATAGCAAAGTTATAAATAAACAATTATCATTGCAAGAAAATGGCGAAAAATCTTTTGAAAATGAAGGTGAAGCACCGTTGTCTGCCCAAATTGAAGCAGCCTCAGCCAAAGTGAACACTGAGCCTACCGAGGCTCAGAAGAAGGCAGGCAACTACAAGAAGGGGCATGTGCAAGTAGGTACGTTCGACATTACCATTGAGCAACCGCAGGGCAGCGTGCGTAAGGGCACTGATGCTAACGGCAAGCAATGGGAAAGCAAGATGAACAACACTTATGGCTACATTCGTGGTGCAGTGGGTGTTGATGGCGACCATATAGACGTGTTCCTCTCTAATGATATTGATGGTTGGAACGGACGCAAGGTGTTCGTCGTTGATCAGTACAACCCCGATGGTAGCTTTGACGAGCATAAGGTTATGCTTGGTTTCAATGATGCTGACGAGGCTAAGGGCGATTATCTTGCCAACTATGGAAAAGGTTGGGAGAAAGGTCGTAGGATTGACGTGTCTGCCGTGAACCTCGAAGACTTTGAAAAGTGGATAGCATCGAGCAAGCGTAAGACTAAGCCTTTTGGTGAGTACAAGAGTGTGAAATCTGAAAGTGCTGATAATCTTGATGCGAAGCAAGAGAAAACGTCTTTGACCGATGAGGAAGTAATGGCTATTACAGATGCGATGAAAGCTAATGCTGTTATTGCACCTACTGTAGAAATTAATGATGCAAATTGGAAAGAGTCGGTTGATACTCCTATTGGTACTGTAAAGATGGGAGAAAACCAAAAGGCGAAACTATTAGCCAAAGGTAGAGAACAACAATATGGTATGCTTCTTGAAACACTCTCTAATCCAAATGTCGTACTTGAAGAGAAAGACAAGGAACAGAATCTGTTTCATGAACGTCCTTCTTCATATCTGTTTGTCAAGACATTCCAAAAGGAAGATGGTTCAAAGTTTGTTCACTTCGAGAGTGTGACTGTTTCGCAGGATGGTATGGAGGTTTCTATCAGTTCTCATATAATTCGTGAGAACCAGTTGAAAAATAAGTTGAAGAGTGATAGGTTGCTTTATAAAGCGACTGCACTCGATGCACCTGCCAATACATCCGCAGAGCAACCTATCGTTGGTGGCAGCCATTCTTCTGATGGCAAAGGTAGGGATATTTCCAATTCGTTGCAAGAAAATGATGAGAAATCTTCTGAAAACAAGGGAGAAACGCCACTTTCTGCCAACAACACACCGAAAGCTGGTTATACTATCACTCCTTCCACCTACACCAACAAGAAGGGCAAGACGAGCAATGTTTCTCTCCTTACTTTTGACCATGACTTGACAGCCGACCAAGAGCGTGCCGTGAAGGAGTTTGCCAAAGAACGTACAGGTGAGGGACGCTTTGCCCCTGCACGCGGTTGGAAGGATCGTGAGAGCGGTGGTTGGATGTTCCGTAGCGAAGAGGACGCACGCAAGGCCGCAGAAATGGTTGGTAATGAGCAAGCCGTAGCAGACAACCAGCCAATGACAGCGCAGGAGCTTCGCGATGCAGTGGAGCCGAAGAAGCCAACAGTAAGCAAGAAGCCTGCAACCAAGAAGCCTGCAAACCGCGTAGAGTTAGCAGATGTGGCAGAGCAAAAGCCGTCAGAGCCGACTAAAGCAGAGCAACCAAAGCAAGATAGAGAGAAGAAACTTGTCATTACTGACGAGATGAAGCATGATGAGGATATTCTTCGTGAATTGCTTGGTATTGACGATGATGAGTTGGACGGAGGCATGAAATTCCGCGACCCTGATGCAATGACCTCTCAACAGAGACGTTTTGTGTATAATGCAGGTGTGAACTACTCTTTGGGATATATTGACCAAGGCTTTGTGAAATTCCCCGAATTTGCAAAGGCAATGGTCAACCGTCTCGGCTATAAAATCAAGCCGTGGTTGAAATCGTTTTATGAGGGTGTAAAACGTATTCCTGGTTACGACCAATCAATATTTACTCCTACAGAGGAGGTTGATGCCTTTGACGTGGAGAACTTCGACAAGCCTACCAAGGACGTAATGGCACAAGCCAACATGATAGTTGAGGAAGGCAAGGCACAAGTGGCCGCAGAAAAAGCAAATAATGAATTAAAGGAAATAAGAAATGAGCAACTAAAAGAAACTGAAAAGCAGACAGCAGCAAATACAGATGCTGTTGCAGCAGAAGCAAAGTCTGTTGCAAGCGAAGCAACGGCTCTCGCAGAAACTTCAAGCGACGAGCAAGCCCTCACCGGAGCAGCAGAGCGAGTAGATGAAACCCTCGACAAGGTAAATGAGCAGCTTGCCCTACTTGGCTACTATGAGGCTGACGAGGTGGAGAAGGACTACAACGAGGCATACGGCTACATGCGTAATGCCGAGAAGAAGGCCGTCAAGGATGCAGTCAACCTTGCAAGCCAGTTGATTTCTGATTTGAACCTTAACCACTATGAGGCTTCTCACTCAAAGCAGACGGATAAGAAAGGCAATCGTAAGAAAAAACCACTTGCAGTTTCCAACATTTCCCCTATTGGAGGTGATGTGTCTATACACCTGCCATTAGAAGAAGGACGCGAGCTGTATCTGACAATAGGCGTTGAGCCAAGAGCAGCCAAGGGTGTAGATGGCTTTGGAGGCAGCGACCTTGAAGTTACTCACATCATGTTCCGTGTTGACCATCCTGAAGGCACCGGCAATGAACGCTACGGTAGGAATGTCTTCGTTGACAGCAATGTTACGTATTCTGACCTTCTGAAGCAGGTGCAGCGTGAAGCCTACAAATATCTTATAGGTAGTGGCGTGACCAATGAAGGAGAGTATGCAGCAGGTGACAAGGTGCAGTATTCAACCGATGGTGGCCGCACATGGACTGATGCAGTTGTAGTGCAGCCTAACGATGAGGGCGGCATCCGCATTGACACCGGCCTTGCTCCTGTCATGTGGGTTAATGCTCACCCAGACCAGTTGCGTCATAAGCCGAGCGAGTCAGCCGAGCCGAAGCATGAAGCCGTTGGCGACTTCTACGAGGATGGTATTAATGAGGATGCAGTTGCGGCATTGCCAGAAGACACTGCCATACAGCTCCATGTTGTTGACATTCTCAATCCGGGCATGACCGACCATTCAATGAAGTCGAAGATCGAGAGCCTCAACACATTGCTTCCTATGATTTCAGACAAGAAATTGTCGGAACTCGACAAGGAGTATGGCGACGACAAGGATATGGGCACCCATATCAAGGCAGAGGTGGCGAGACGTGCCAAGGATGGCGGCGTTCAGCCCACATCATCAGAGAAACCAGCAGACAAGCCAAAGCCTGCATCCAAGAAAAAAGCAACTAAGAAAGTTAAACCAGAGCAGCCTGTAGGTGATTTGTTTGCCGGGCTGTTTGATAATACATCAGACAATGGATTACAAGGAAATGATGAAGCGGTACGCACCGAAACAGTGCCAGCCGACAATAGTGGACAACAGCAAGGACTACGAGAAAGCCAAGGAAGCCCTCGCAAAACAGCTGCACAAGAAGGTGGAAGACCTGACGGAGGACGAGGAGGACAAAGCACTGGCAAAGATAGGGCTGTGTCCGCTGGACTTCATGGACTGACCCAGCCGAAGAACACACACAACAACCATTCAGAGCGTGGCGCAGACCATGCCCCTACTTCGGTGAATGGCAGAATAGAGGCCAATATCAAGGCTATTGAGTTGGCGCATGAATTACTTGAGAGCGGTGAGACAGCCACTCCCGAGCAGATGAGTGTGCTTAGACAGTTCAGTGGTTGGGGTGGTCTTGGAGCCGCTTTCAGCGACGGAGGCTATGACTGGAAACAGCGTGAGCGTAACAAGAAAATACGTGAGTTGCTTGGAGAAGAAGCCTACGAGCAAGCCGTTATGAGTGCTAACAGTGCCTACTACACCCCTGCATACGTTGTTGATACACTTTGGGACATTGCAAATCAGCTTGGTTTCAAGGGTGGCAACATCTTGGAGGGTTCTGCAGGTATTGGCAATATTTTGGGTCAGATGCCAACAATGGTAAGCGAGCGCAGTAACATTCACGCCATTGAGATAGACGGCACATCTGGCGGCATTCTCTCATTGCTCTATCCCGATGCCAAGGTGGAGATACAAGGTTTTGAGCAGACACGCATACCTAATGGCAGTGTGGATTTGGCTATTACCAATGTACCTTTCGTTACTGGGTTGCGTGTGAATGACACCACAGGCGACAGTGACCTTTCCAAGAAGTTCCACAATATCCACGACTTCTGTATAGCCAAGAATGTGCGTAAGTTGCGTGAGGGTGGATTGGGTATCTTCATTTCTTCAAACGGCACACTCGATAACAGCAAGGCTTTGCGCGACTGGGTTGTGAACGAGGGAGGTTCGGACTTCATCGGAGCATTCCGCATGAACAATAAGACCTTTGGCGGTACAACCGTCACGTCGGACATCATCGTTATCCGCAAGCGAGTGAATGGTCAAAAGTCGGCACAAGCTATTGACGTGAGCACAATCAGCGGTGAGCGTACAGCCGAATATGAAGAACCAGGCGCACGCAAGGCTAAGCAACTCTCCATGGACTACAACAAGTATTTCATTGAGCACCCCGACCACATGGCAGGTGAAATGCGCTTTGCATTTGAGAAAGGTGACACATTCAGACCTACGAGCAAGGGACTCTACCCGGTAAGCGGTAAAGACCAAGGCAAGATGTTGGCTGACTTCGTTAAATCGTTCACTGAAGAAGATAACAGCCAAATGACCGCCACAGATCACCACGATGTTTCACTTGTGCTTGATGCGTCAGCGGACGGCAAGAAACTTGGTGAAATGTATATGAAAGACGGTAAGATTGTTTTGGCCAGCTTTGGCGGTTACTATCCTCTTGAAGTAAACGACAAGAAGATAAAGGGACATACTAAGCAAGAGTGTTTTACTGCTTATGCTGCCATCAAGACAGCTTTGGCTGATGTAATGAAGTATCAGACAGAGAATGAGGATAATGAAGGACTAAAGCCATTGATTGCCAAACTCAACAAGGCATACGATAGTTTTGTGAGCACATACGGTCACTTCACAAAAAACAACCAATTAGCGTGGTTGCGTAATGATGTGGACTATCCTAATGTATTCTCGTTAGAGACTTATAAGGAGCAAGGAGACGGCAAGGGAGGCGTTGTCAAGACCTACGATAAGGCCGATGTGATGAAAGGCCGTGTTGTGGAAAAAGAAATCGAACCGCACCCAGAGAATGTTAAGGACGGTGTTGTTGTAAGTATGTTCAAGAACGGACGCATAGATGTTCCTTACATTGCAAACCAACTCGGAAAGAGTGAGGCGGAAGTAAAACGCGAAATCATTGATAGCGGACTCGGTTTTGAAGACCCGACAACACGACAGATGGAAGTATCATACCAATATCTGAGTGGAAACGTAAGAGAAAAGCTGAAACAAGCAGAGGCCAACAATGAGAATGGCGAATACAGCAAGAATATCAAGGCATTGCAGGATGTAGTTCCTATGAATATTCCTGCACACTTGATAGACTTTACACTCGGTTCGTCATGGATTGACCCAAAACTCTATGACGAGTATGTGAAAGAGCGTACAGACATAGAAGTACACTTCACAGCTGCAGGTGGTACGTGGTTCATGAAAGCCCCGACTTATGGAGTGAATGTTGAGAAGAACCGTGCTATGGGTATTGTGAGCGAAATGCTTAAGAAGACAATAATGGGGCATGAACTCATTGAAGCTGCTATTCAGAACAAAAGTATTACTGTTTCGCGTACGGAAAAGCATTATAACGGTACAACGGAAACCATCACCGACCGCGAGGCTATGGCAGCATGTGCAGCCAAGATTGACGAGATCCGTCAAGACTTCAAGGATTGGGCGCGAGGAAAGATGCAGAGTGACGCGGACTTGTCAGCACGCATAGAGCAAGAGTATAACGACCGCTTCAACAACTATGTTCCTATGAGCATACCTGAAGACTTTGTACCTGAATACTTCGGTGGCGCAACACACAAGTTCAAGATGCGCCCACACCAAGGTAAAGCCATTGTCCGAGGTACGATGCAGCCGTTAATGCTTGCCCATGAGGTTGGTACTGGTAAGACATTCACCCTTATCTCCACCGCAATGGAGATGCGCAGACTCGGCACGGCACGCAAACCTATGATTGTGGTACAGAATGCTACCGTAGGACAATTTGCAGCCTCAGCCAAGGAACTCTATCCAAATGCCAAGGTGCTTGTGTTGGATGATAACGATCGTGACGCAGAGGGACGCAAAAATTTCTACGCCAAAATAAAGTACAATGATTGGGATATGGTAATTATTCCTCAGAGTACATTGGATAAAATTCCCGATAGTGACGAGCGTCAGATGCAGTTTGTGCAGGATAAGATAGACGAGAAGATGCGTGTACTTGAGCAGATGCGTGAGGCTGACACCAACGGTAAAGACCCTATAACAAGGCGTGCAGAAAAAGAATTGGCAGATTTGCAAGTAGAAATGGCTGAACTGTCAGAAGAAATTTCGAAGAAGCGCACAGCTAATAACGAAAAGAAGAAAGCTGTTGCCAAGCAGAACGCAGCTGTTAAGGCGCAGGAAATGCTCGAGCGTAGCACGGATGATGTGGAGAACTTTGACGATATGGGCATTGATGCCCTACTCATTGACGAAGCGCACGAATACAAACACCTTGGTTTTGCTACAGCCATGCAGCGCGGTGTGAAAGGCGTTGACCCTTCATACAGTAAGAAGTCGCAAGGCGTGTATTTGAAGACGCAAGCCATATTGGAGAAGAACAATGGACGCAACGTTATCTTCGCCACAGGTACGCCTATCAGTAATACAGCAGCAGAGATTTGGACTTTCATGCGTTACCTCATGCCAAAGGACACCATGAAGGAATACGGTATTTACTACTTTGACGACTTTGTGCGCAACTTCGGTAATATACAGCAGATGCCCGAGTTCAAAACAAATGGCAAGTTCAAGGAAGTGAACCGATTTGCAGGATATGTGAATTTGCCTGAGTTGGTTCGTATATGGTCGAGCGTATCGGATACGGCATTAACCAAAGACCAGACGGAGCTTGTTGAGAAAATACCAGAAATGGAGGGTGGCAAGGCGCAGGACATTTATCTACCACAGACACGCGCATTGCGCAGCGTAATGAAATATGTACGCAAGCAGTTGGACGATTTCGAGCAGATGAGTGGCAAGGAGAAGAAGGAAAACAGCAGTATACCTCTCACCATGTATGGCATTGCTCAGAGAGCAGCTGTTGATGCACGATTGGTACAAGTAGATGCTGAGGATGATCCAAGAAGCAAGACCAACGAAGCTGTGCGCCAAACTTTGCGTTCGCTGAAAGAAACGAACGACTACAAGGGTACGGTAGCCATCTTTGCTGACAGTTACGAGAACAAGCATAGCGGTTTCAACTTGTATGAGGACATCAAGAAAAAACTAGTTTCGCAAGGTGTTCCTGAAAGCGAAATCGTTGTGATGAAGTCAGGCATGAAAATAAAACAGAAGCTTGACATTTTCGACAAGGTAAACCGAGGCGAGGTGCGTGTTATACTCGGCAGTACTGCTACCCTTGGAACTGGTGTGAACATACAAGAACGTCTGCACACCCTTATCCATCTTGACGCGCCAAATCGCCCAATGGATTACACGCAGCGTAACGGACGCATCTTGCGACAGGGCAACCTGCACAAGCAATGGAACAAGCCTGTTCGTGTACTTCGTTTCGGTGTGGAAGATAGTCTTGACGTAACTGCATATCAGCGTTTGAAAACAAAAGGTGCGATTGCTGATAGTGTTATGGAGGGTGACCGACTGATGCAAGACAGCATGAACAACCGTGTGCTTGAAGAGGAAGAAGATGTGTTTGGCGACACTGTCGCTCAACTCTCAGGTAGCGAGTACGCTCTATTGAAGAACAATGCGGAAAAGAATGTGCGCAAGTATGAGAGCCGTAGGAAACAGTGGGAAGCCGACCAAGTTTATATCCACTATGCAAAACCAAGAATTGAGGGACAGATAGAGGCAGCAGAGCAACGAGCAGAGGAAGCTAACGCACACCTGCTTGCAGTGCAAAAGGCATTCCCTGGTGGCAAGTTCACTGAGATAACTGTAGGCAAGCTAAAATTTGCTTCGGTTGATGCCATGGCAGACTTCATCAAGGAACACAACAAAAAAATTCTTGATGTGGTAAAGGAAATGAAAAAGACACCTGGCACTAAAACTCAGACACAAACACTCACCTTATCATTGGGAGGTTATGACTTCGTTGTCAAAACAGAAATGTCACGAGAGACGGTGAATAATGGTGGGTCGTTGTTTGCCGAGATACACCGCAAAATGAGCTATTCATGCCCTGAACTTGGACTGAATGATGTACCTGTAAAGCAGTCGCTATTGCGCAACGCCATTGAGGATATTACCGAGAATGTAATCACAGGCAAGGATTTTGCCGAGCGTGTCGACGTTGCCACACGTATGATACAGCACGATAAATCAGAGTTGGAACAAGTAAAGCAGCGTGAAGGTAAACCATTTGAGTTTGAGAAGGAACTTGAAGAAGCCAAGCGTCAGTTTGAGGAATATTCCGAGGCCATGAAGGTAGAAATGGCAGAAAAGGAGAAGAAGTATGCCGAAATGGACGCAAGTGTTGACGCAGCTACTGATGTCGTTGCTGACGATGAGGACGAAGCCGACGATGGTAACAGTAAACATCGTATGCTTGAAGATGATACACCTAATGTAATGGAGGATGATTCTAACGCGATGGTGGATCGAGTGACTGAGTTGTCAGAACGTCTTCACACTCCTGTACGCATCATACGTACTGAGGAAGAAGTGGCTGCTTTGCCGAGTGCGCGTCAGCGCAGAATGAAGGGTAGCTTTAATCCTTTGACAGGCGAGGTGACTATTGTTGTTCCCAACAATGCTAACATGGCAGACATTGAGAATACGTTTGTGCATGAGGTTGTGGGTCACGATGGTTTGCGCGTACTGTTCCCTGATGAGGCGAAGCTGAACAATGCTCTTGATGAACTTTATCGTGTATCGAATGAAGGTATTCAGCAGACCATTGACCGCATGGCGCAGAAAATGTACGATGCCGAGGTGGACCGCATACGTGAGAAGAAGCGCAAAGAGCATGAGGCAAAGGGCGAGGATACAAACGCTTCATACTATGCTGACATGGCTGAGGCACATGCCGAGGCGAGCAAGAAACGCGAACAGTTCAAGCGTGATGCCACCGAGGAATATGGTGCCGACCTTGCAGGACGTATTGGTGAAAAAGGCTTTGAGCAGATGAGTGCTGAGGAACTTACCTTCTGGGGTAAGTTGAAAGCCATGCTCCAAAAGGCTCTACAAAAATTGTTGGATGGATTGAAAATCCCTGGCAGAAGAAAGTGGGGTGATAAGGACTGGGCATTTGTGCTGCATGAAGCTTACAAGCGTAAGAAGAATGGTGGTAAGCCTACTGTGTTCGATGCTGCTGATACTGAGGTTATGCGCAGGAAGACAGGTTTCGGTGATGTGATGTTCAGTGAGAATAGACGTTCTGGAGGTTCTAGGGGTTCTAGGTATATCGAGGATATGAAACAGAAGGTTGAAGAATTGTTTGAAAAAGCCAGGACAGGAGAGTTTGTCGGGAAACCTGCAAGCATCGGTCGGCTGAGCGTAGATGGCAAGGCATACTTGGAGAAATTGTCTGGCTTGAAGTTCAAGGAGTTTGTGAACTTTGTTCTCAATCCATCTGACTTGAACCATATCCGTTCAGACCATTATGGCGAGAATGAAAAGGACAAAGGCAACAATGTTCCACTTACAGATGAAGATATTCAGAATATGGTGGACGTGTTGAACCAGCCAGACGGCATACTCTATGGCATTGATAAGAATGATGGACGAAAGTTGTTCTTTTTCTTGAGAGATGCAGGTAACGGATTGTATAATCTGACGGAAGTGTGCAGTACAAAAAAAGGAAACCTTACTGCAAAGAGTTTCTTTAAATCAAAAAAGAAAGGTATCAGCCAGCGAGTTATGGAAATTAGACAATCCCTACTCCCTACGTCCGTAACGTACTCTGGTGAATCCCTTTCTTCGGATGCAAAGATACCGCCTTTGTTTGATATTAACGAAGTTTCTGACGAAAATGTTGCAGATGAGGGCATTATGTTCAGTGATGGTAAGAATAAGACCGGTGAGCCAAAGCCAATAGGACACAGCACATTCGGAAGCGTGTACAACCAGTTCAAGGGCAAAGTTCTTCAAGCCGTGAAATTCTTGCTCAATCACGAAAGCGGAGATTTGCTTGGTGTTTTCCATAGAAATGATGTAGGAGATATTGATATGGTTTGGGGTGATGAAGGTGGCGGACTCTGCCATATTCTGAACAAGCATATCAACGACAAGGACTTTCCTACTGTCAAGGATTTGGTATCTCGCATAGAAGACATCATAAACAAAGGAGAGGTTGACGAACGACATTCTAATGCCGACAAACTTGTATTGGTGAAGGATGGTTACCTTGTTACGATACGTCGTAACGTAAGAGAAAAGGGCATAAAAATAGCCGACAAGAACTGGGTTCTGACGGCTTATAATAAAGATGCACCTGCCACCACCAAGGCTCCCGTTGATGGCACTTATGGGAGCACGGCTGTCGCTCCCGGTACATCTTCGGATGCAAAGTTAGCAACAAAGTCTGAGATTAACGAATTTTCAGACAATAATGTTACAGATGATGGCATTATGTTCCGCGACGGTGACAGTGAGGAGTATGAGAAGGCAATGGCGCGTGACATTTATGAGCAGCGTGTAAAACGTGGAATGTTCCAAACGCAAGAAGCTGTGCAAGATAGTATGCTTGGACTGAAGGAAGCTATGGACGCGATACTGAAGGCTGAGGATGAAGATGTTTATATAGAAGACGTGGCAGGATATGAGAATGCTTACCTTGGCGAGAATCGCCTATCTTCTGTTAATCAGGCTGAGTGTTCTGCCTTTGCGCAAACTTTGTTTAAGCCTCTGCTCGAGGAAGTAGCTAAACTTGCTAAGACTGCTGACGAACGTGCTGAGTTGACTGACTACATGATGGCTAAGCATGGGTTGGAACGTAATCAAGTTATGGCGCGTAGGGCTGCTGAGAAGGATGCTCGTTCGGAGTTCTCTGCAGAGTTGCTTGCTGCTCAGCAGGCTGTGGACAATGATCCGTTAGACCAAGATGCGATTGATGCTCTTGATGATGTGAAGCAGCGAATGCAAGATCGTGAAGATGAGCTTTACTTGAAGAACCGCGAACGTGACTTTGCTGGACTTACTGCTTTGACTGGAATGAACAATGTGCTTGATGCGGAAGCAGAGGCGCAACAAATGGTATCTGACTACGAAAGTAACCATTGGGTTCCTGTTTTGTGGAACAATGTTAAGGCTGTAACCAATGCAACATTGCAGAAGACCTACGAAAGTGGACTCATTAACAAAGCAACATACGACGACATCAGCGGAATGTATGAGAACTATATTCCTTTGCGTGGCTTTGACGACCAAACAAGTGACGAGGTGTATGCTTACTTGGCTGATAAGCATAGTGCATTTAATGCTCCTATCAAAACAGCTAAGGGTCGTAAAAGTAAAGCTGACGACCCATTTGCTAATATGGAGGCTATGGCTGAAAGTGCGATTATGCAGGGTAACCGCAATGTACTTGTAAAGCAGAAATTTTTGAACTTTGCTTTGAACCATCCGAGTGATTTGGTTAGTGTGAGTAATTTGTGGTTGTATCATGATGATGTGTTAGATGAGTGGCAACCCATTAACACTGGTGGATTTGTTGGTACGGAGGCTCTTGAAGATGATGACAGTCCTGCTGAAGTAGAGCGTAAGATGCGTGAATTTGAAGAAGCGATGGAAAATGCTGCAAAAGTTGACCCCGACCATTTTAAGAAGCAGAAGGATCATCCTGAAATTCCATACAGAGTTGTGGAAAGTAGAGATCTAAAGCAGCACCAAGTATTGGTGAAGAGAAATGGTAAGGACTATTTGATAACAATCAATGGTAATCCGAGGGCAGCACAGGCGTTGAATGGACAAACCAATCCAGACAATGATGTATCAGGAGCAATAGGCGCAATCATGCGATTAGGTGAGACCGTAAATCGTCAATTGTCGGCATTTTACACCACACGCAACCCAGACTTCGTTGTGTCGAACTTTATTCGAGACATGATTTATGCTAATACAATGGTATGGGTAAAGGAAAGCCCGAATTATGCTTGGCGTTTCCATAAGAACTTTGCAAAGGTAAACCCAGCCAAGATGAAGATACTTCTTGCCAAGATGCGCAATGGTACTCTTGATATGAACGATGAAACGGAGAAGATGTTCCACCTATTCATGATGAATGGTGGTGAGACTGGCTATGCCAACATACGTGACATCGAACAGCGCAAGAATGACATCAAGCGTGAGTTGAAGAAGTATAATGGTAAGATTCCAATTAGAAAGGCTTGGACTTTGTTGGGAGAAAGACTTGACGAATACAATAGAGCAGTAGAGAACTGCGCACGCTTTGCTGCCTTTATGACTTCACGGCAGTTGGGACGTACTATTGACCGTAGCGTGTATGACGCTAAGGAGATCAGTGTGAATTTCAACAAGAAGGGTAGTGGTGCCAAATTCATGGGTGCGAATAGTCAAACTAGGATAGGCAATGTAGCTGCATTCACTTCAGGGCTTGGCCGTAGTTTCTATGTATTCTGGAATGCTGCAATTCAAGGTACTACGAATTTTGGACGGCAATTTAAACGACATCCGCAGAAAGCCATTGCAGGAGCAGCAGCAATGTTTCTTTTTGGTGCATTGATGGCGATTATCGGCAGTTGTGATGGTGGTGATGATGATGACGACAAGAATGCTTATTACAATCTGCCCGAATATGTGCGTAGAAGTAACATCGTATTCCGTCTTCCTGGTATGGATCAGTCATGGATAAGCATGCCACTACCTGTTGAGTACCGCGCCATGTATGGCATGGGTGAACTTATGGTTAGCGCGATGATTGGAAATGAACACTACACTGCTGGTGAACTTGCGCACCAAATGGCAAGTCAAGTAAGTCAAATGTTCCCGATCGACTTTATGGAGGGAGGTGGTAGTTTTAAGGCTTTCGTTCCGAGTGCGATAAAACCTGTTGCCGAAGTGATTGGCAATGAAAGTTGGACAGGTATGCCGATCTACAAGGACACACCTTTTAATAAGGATATGCCAGAATGGACAAAGGCATACAAGAGTGCTAATAAGTACTTGGTAGGCTTATCTAAGGTATTGAATGAGGCAACAGGTGGTGATGCTTATACGAGTGGCATGATTGACATAAATCCTGCACAAGTGGAATACATGTTGAATGGTGTTTTTGGTGGAGTATCATCAACTATTGACAAACTTACGAAGATGGGTGAAACTATTATTGGCAACCGAGAGTATGATCCTCGCAGTTTCCTCTTGCTGAACAGACTTGTGAAAAACGGTGACGAACGTACAGAATACAGAGCCGTTAATAATGAGTATTTCAGAATAAAGGAAGAAAGCGAGAAATTGCGTACGAGGTTGAACCATTATGAGAACGACACGGCAGACGGAGTGTTTGATTATGCGGAAAAGATAGCGTGGTTGAACAACTCGCCCGAGTATCGCATATTGGAAACGTACGAAGATTATTCGGGAGACATTGACGATATTAACGAGGAGTTGAAAGCCGCAACCTCTGATGAGGAGCGCAAAGAGCTTGAAGCCGAACTCAACGAGAAGAAGAAAGAACTTGTTGACGCTGTTAACAATATTCGAAATGGTAAGCAACAATAGTTAAACAACAAAGGATGGTGCAAGGAATTACCTTTGCATTCGCGAAGGTAGGGAACCTTTGCACCATCCCAATTTAAAAAAAATGGCAAGAAGAAAATTACATAAAATGAGTGCTGTCATGCCTCATGAAGGTTTGGACAGCGTAAAGGCATCCAAAAGCATGCTTGGCGAAAACCGAGCATTTGAGGTGTTATGGCAGGCGCAGCAGTTTTGGCTTGCTATGGACACTTTTCGCAGAGACCGCGAACGAAATAAGAACTATGCCTACGGACGGCAGTGGGATGATATTGTTTGCGTGAATGGTAAGATGATGCGCGAAGAACAACTCATTAGAGAGCAAGGAAATGTTCCATTAAAGAACAACCTTATTAGACGTTTGATTCAATCCGTTCTTGGTATCTACCGCAGTCAATCCAAAGAACCGACCTGTACGGCACGAGATCGTGACGAACAGCGTTATGGCGAGACAATGAGTACCGTGCTTCAATGCAACATGCAACTAAACCGCATGACAGAGATAAACGCACGATGTATGGAGGAGTTCCTTATATCGGGATTTGTTGTGCAGCGTAAGTGGTATGGTTGGCGTGAAAATAAACTTGATTGTTGGACAGACTATGTACAACCTAATAATTTCTTCATAGATAACAACATGAAAGACTTTAGAGGTTGGGATTGTAGTTGTGTGGGTGAGATTCATGACATATCGTTTGAGGAACTGTGCGGAAGATTTGCCAAGGATGGGAAAGATTACAACCGTTTGGCTGAGATTTACAAGTTTGCAAGAGATAAATCTTATTTAACTGCTACGTTTGACAATTTTGGTTATCCGTTACAAGGTAATTACGATTTTTTCGTGCCACGTGATACAACTCGTTGTCGTGTTATTGAAGTATGGAGGAAGGAAAGTAAACCACGTGTACGTTGCCATGATGTAAATAATGGTGATATATTCAAAGTGGAGATTGAGGATTTTCAGGAACTTGTAGTTAACGAGAACAACAAGCGTTTGCAAGAAGCTCGTGAACTTGGCATGGACGAACAAGATGTACCGCTTATTCGCTATGAATGGTGTATTGATTCATATTGGTACTATTATATGCTCACTCCGTTTGGTGACATCCTGGAAGAAGGCGAAACCCCATACGAGCACAAGAGCCATCCGTATGTGTTCAAAGCATATCCGTTCATCGATGGTGAGATACATAGCTTTGTCAGCAATGTAATAGACCAGCAGCGATACACAAACCGTTTGATTACGATGTACGACTGGATTATGCGAGCTTCGGCAAAAGGTGTGCTGTTGTTCCCTGAAGACTGTCGTCCCGATGGAATGTCAATGGATGATATTGCCGATGAATGGGCACGTTTTAATGGTATTATTATGATTAAGACGCCCAAGGCAGGAACACCACTACCACAGCAAATAGCCAACAACTGTACACAGATAGGCATTTCAGAGTTGCTGAATATGCAGCTAAAATTCTTTGAAGACATATCGGGTGTAAATGGTGCATTGCAAGGCAAGCCTGGTTACTCGGGAATGTCAGCAAGTCTTTACAACCAACAGGCACAGAACGCCTCAACCTCTCTGCTTGACTTGCTCGATACGTTCTCTTCATTTGTAAGGGAAGGCGCGTTAAAGGACGTGAAGAACATTCAGCAATTCTATGATTCGCCACGTGTATTCAATATAGCAGGCAAAAACTCCACCATTATAGAGTATGACCCGAAGAAGATACGTAATGTAGAGTTTGACTTGTCTATTGTTGAAAGTACCTCTACACCTTCTTATCGTGCTATAACGAATGATATACTTATGCAGTTGTTTGATAGGAATGCTATTAGCGTAGAGCAATTATTGGAGCATGGAGATTTCCCATTTGCAGATGATTTGCTTCAAAGTATCAAGTCACAACGAGAGCAGTTGGAACAAGGAAATGTTCCAGATGGTATTTCTCCTCAACTCGCCCAACAAGCGCAACAGAGTGCTAATATTAATGCTGCAAACCAGGCGCAACAGATGTTACAATCTGCGTAAACAAAATCCCCACTGGCGTATTGTCAGTGGGGATTTTGCATTTGTAGGGTAGGGGAGTTAAATTGAAGCTTCAGAAACAGGTGTATGATTCTTTGTAAATGTACATGCAACGATTGGCACCCATGATGGCATTTCCATTTCATAATAACAGATATGAAGACCGATAGCACGCGTCATAAGCAAGTCGTCGTGCTTACCTGTTATAGCTCCATACGCACCATTCTGTTTGCGCTCATAGGTATTGTATTCATCAAGGCAACGTTTATCACGCTCGATATACAGACGTTCACGAACCACTTTAATAAGCGTAGATATAATCTTCGGCTTTGTTGATATGTTGGTGTGGAACCCATATTTACGTGGCGCACCTTCTCGTATCTCATCTGCTGACTGTTTACGCGCGTAGAGGTTGGGATAAACATCCGAAATCTGATTGAGAATATATTGCGATTGGTCGCCACCTTCCACCTGACGTTCCTTGTCGTGAGTCTCTAAGGTGTTCGATTCAATGACAAGAAGAGAGTTGTTGTAGAACGCTGCTATCTGTGCAGCACGCCAAGCGAGGAGGTCAATGTCGCAGTGTCCGTACCATTGTGCAACCACAGATGGAGGTTCGCTGCCATCAATCATACTAATACGGTCGAATACCACGATCACAGACCAGTCAGACTTATTAGAACGTCCACCCACATCGACAACTGTAAGATAACGATTCTTAACTTCGTAATCATCATATTTTTCGGGCATTGCCCATATAGATAGCAATCCTTGTTTATCATCACGAAATCTGAGATTAGAGAGCGCGTCTTTGCCTTCGTCTCCATCGGCATACACATCGCCAATATATCGAGGTGGAATGCAGAACTTTTCAAATTTCTTTACTAAGTACTTGTCGAAAACCATTGAACCAGAATGAACAAACGCTTCCACGTCGTCAGAAGGGTACTCAGAAGCCATTACACCAAAATCCGCTCTACCAGCTCTTTCTTCCACATACCAGTTAATAGCCTCTAACGTAGCCCCTTTTTCCCACAAAGACCACAAATATCGTCCACTTTCTTCACGGTTTGACGGAACGTATGCGTTTTCTCTGTTCGCGTATAGTTTTTGGGCAAACTCCTTTTTCTCGTCCGTAGATGTGAAAGGTTTAGAGTATTGCTCAATTTGGAACCATGCAATAAATAACGCTTCGTACTGAGACTTAATAGACGGATCAGCTGCATCCGTGTATTCAGTGTGAAAGAAATTACCTGTACCATTCGCTGTGCTTTCCATCACAATCATAGTAAAAGGTTCGAGCAGCATACCAGAGCATGCAGAACGAACAATATCTTGTGGCGACTTTCCATCCGTTTTTTTCCACAAACCCACCTCAGACAAGTGAACAAGAGAATAAGCACCACCACGACATCCGTCAGGACGCTCAGCAGTACCTACCTTAATTTTACAATTACGTTGCGGAACTCGGTGTGTTGATCCGGATTTTCCTACGCCTACAAGTTTGGGTTCGTTTTCGGAATAGGTTTCTCCTAACTTATGAAGGAACTCAACTGGATATTTGCTAATCATAAGGTCGAACATATCCTTAATTTCGTCAGAAGCCGTACCCTGGTGTGCAATGATAAGCGAATTAAGTCCCTTTCGATGGTTGAATTGAAGCCATGCCATATAGAGTTGTGTGGTTGTTGAACCACCCCACTGACGTGCTTTCAACAAAATAAGTCGAATTGGTTGCCGTGCTTTTCTCTTCGCTTCAAAGCGCGATACCAAAATGCGCTGCGGATAGTAAAGTCGGAACAGCACGTCTTTACCAGCCTTCTTGTTGTGGATATAGACGAGCGTAGCCGCCCAGAAAGGGAAATCGTGTTTGAAGCGTAATCGTATGAGTTTACGCGACACCTTGACATAATCTATTTCGTTAGATGTTACACCAAGTACAGACGTCAGAAATTTATCAATAGAGCCAGCCTTAACGAGTTTTTCGACCATTGGTATATCCATCATCTCTACAGGGAGCCATTGAACAGGGATGGCAAAATCGGAGATACACACACGCACACGCTCTCCGATAGACCCCTCTCCTGTAATAGGGTCGAAGTGCGCAAACATTACGCTATTCCTTCGATCGTTCTCATTGAGCAGCCGTGCAATTTCTGTATCTGTTGTATTGATTCTCATACCATCCATTTTTTATTCTGTAAATAAACTCTCCGACCGTGCGTGCGGTTAGGTAAAATTTCGGTGCAGGTTGGTTTACAATAAGTGCCACCAACTCATATACCGACTTATCTGGCTGTTGTTCGTGCATCACAACAAACCTTCTGAAAATTTCCTCAAACATTTCTCGCTTATTCTTTCTCATTCGTGGCATAGGTCTCCCTGCAGCCATTGCCGAAATAACAATAGCAGCTCTCTCCTCGCTTACCCAAAAACGCGAGGAAGGTGATTGTGCCACCAATTCAAAAATTACAGGCATGACGATAATACTTGCCTCTGATAGTTTTTCACGATAGACCCTCATAAGGTCTTCATTTCGCTCGCGTGTAAACTCAAGTATGCTTCCGAAATATTTCATAAGATATGTAGGTTTAGGAGTAGATTTTATTAGGGGAGTGAACTATACAAAGTTAGCCATACGAGGTCACAAAAGTTAAAAGGGAAAGTGAGTACTCATTCATTATTTTTGCCACAGAATATGAAATAACCTAAAGCATTTTGTAATAATGGCTGATAATAACGGAGTTAAGAGCAGACGCGACCAACAGTTGGAGCGTATGCGTAAGAAGTATCCAGACAAGAAATTTGAAGACGACGAAGAAATCTACGGTCAGATTTACGACGATTACGACCAATACGAGCAAGACCTTAACGGCTACAAGGATAGAGAAAAAGCTATGTCCGACATGTTTTCTGCTGACCCGAGAAGTGCCCAATTTTTAGCTGATATGCATAATGGGCAGGATCCTTATGTTGGTCTTGTGAAGAATTTTGGGGTTAATATCGAGGATGTTCTTCATGACCCTAAAATGCAGGAGCAGATAGCCGAAGCGAACAAGGAGTATGTGGAACGCGTAGCCAAGTCAAGAAAGCTTGACGAGGAATATGAGAAGAACATGGACGCAAGTCTTGAAACCCTTCGTCAGTTCCAAGAAGAGCGTGGCATGAGCGACGAACAAATTGACGCTGTAGTGGATGCCGTTTTGACCGTGGTTCGTGACGGTGTTATGGGCAAGTTCTCGAAAGAGACCCTTGCAATGTTCGTGAATGCCATCAACCATGACAGTGATGTAGCCTCAGCAAGTGAAGAAGGCCGTGTAGCTGGACGTAACGACAAGATTGTAGAAGGTTTGCGCAAACGTGCTAAGGGAGACGGCACGGCACCTCTTAGTGGTAAAAACGGAGCTGCTTCCATGGCACATAGATCGCAAAACATGTTTGACTTGGCTAACGAAGCTATGTAAATCGCATGAAAGGAGAAGTTGTAAAATTTCCTCCCGAAGGGAAGCATTTGAAACCGAGAAAGGGTAGTGCTGGGTTGAACACTCAACTGTGTGGTGCTATGGCATCGGTAAGTAATTTGGCTTGTGCTACGGGTGGAATTTCTTCAGGTAATCTTGTTAAGACTGATAGTAAATAATATTATTCACAAATTAAACTTTTAATATATGGACGGAGAAACCGTAGCAGTGGGTGGAACTAATCCTACCCCTAATCCAGGTTCGGCAGGTGTAGCAAGCCAAGTTCCTGGTACCGCAACAACTGTTAGTTCTGTATCGGACGCGACAGGCGGTGTTGGTCCTGGAAATCTAGTTCAGACAGACCTCGACCAAGAACTTTACAAGTTCAAGAGTGACGATACCCCTCTTATGCAGCTCATGTTGAAGGCTAAGAAGGTGAAAGTAGGTTCACCCGAAGTGGAACACTACATGATTGATGAACCTCGCTCGAGTGTGACCGGTACGACTAAGGTGACAGCTGGTAGTGCGAAGCAGTTTATTTTGCCTTTGCTTGCCAATGATGCTGAAATTCCTCGCCCTTATGGTACTTTGCTTGCCAAGGGCGTAGATGGTTATGCAGAGGATGGTAAGACCAAAACACCCGGTAAGGACATGATGTTGTTCGTTACAGGTCACGACCCCTCAACAGGTAACCCCATTTGTCGTGCAGTGAATGGTCCGAAAGCTCAGACGAGTGATGAGTATTGCACTACTCCTGACATTCCTGCAGGTACGACTTTCATCATCCTCTCGAATGCGCTCTACGAAACGCAGAAGGAAGTTGACCCCGATTTGATTGTTCCGCAAGGCACACTTGTATACCTTCAGAAACGCGGTATGAACCAGATTGTGTCAGACTACTTTGAGCATCAGAAAAAGAAGATTCCTTTTGGCAAGGCACTTATTGCAGAGGCAGCCATTACGAATTTCAAGGTACGTGGCAACCGTACACTTTATGCTGGTCGCAAGGGTAAGTTTAGAGTTCAGACTGATAAGGTTGGCGTGCAGACGGTGTACTGTACAGAAGGTGTGCGTTACCAAGTGAAGAAGGAATTGCAGCACACTGGCAAGTGGACTATTGAGGAGATTATCGCCTTGGCTAAGATGATTTATACGGGTGAAGATGTTCCTAAGAATGTTATTGCTCTTGCTGGTAAGAACTTCTTGGAGAATATTCAGTGCATCGACTATTCGAAGCATCCCGAAATTCAGATTACGACCAAGACGAACCCTGCTGGTTGGGTTGTGACCAACTTCCACACCGTGTTTGGTGACATCGAGTTTAAGCATGACCCGACGCTTGACCGTTTGAAGTGGAGCAATTCAGCGTTTATTGTAGCTCCTGATCGTTTGGTACACTACCAATACTCAGCAGAACACACAGCCACAGACCGTGTAGAGGGTGAAGAGGCAACACGCGAAGCCATGCTTGTGTGGGATGCTCTTGCCTTAAAGGGTTCTTGCCATGTATGGATTAACGGTGAGGGTGATAGCGAAAATACGAGTGCTGTTCAAATTCACTTGTGGGATAGTGCAGAAGCACCTACAGCTCCAGTTGAAGGTGATGTTTATTACCTTATTCAGGCCTGTCCTGGCATTAACGCAGAAGCTGTTAATGGTCAGATGTGGCAGTATAAGAATGAAGCATGGGTTGAATATGCTGGTGACGTAATGGCGGCAGCATAATTACTGTGAAGAATTAACCCTTAATATCAACCATTGAAGGCGGATAGGTAGTAATGCCTTCCGCCTTTTTTATTACAACAAGAAGAATGAAAAAGAAAAGAATTACCTATGGTGTGAACGGCATGATGGAGTATCAAGCCATTATTAAGATTGGTAGAGCTACGCTTAAGGTGTTGTTCAGTGATGGTAGTATGACTGCGATGGGAGAGAACCCAGCCCATTTTACTACTACGGACTTTATTACTCAGCATGCGATTGAAAATTGCAGAGACTTTAAGCGAGGTCTTATTAAGAAGTTGAATGTTATTGAACTTGACGAGGAAGTTCATATTGAGCGCAACTTAAACGCAGATGCGAAGAAAGAGTCCGTTGAAAACGCAGACTTGAAAAATAGTGGTGAATCGTTAGTTCAGGATGTTTCAGATGACGTTATAGAAACTACTGTTGACGAATCAAGTGAAAAACCTACAGCGGACGAAACCACAGAGAACGTAGTTACAGAGGTGGAGTTCAATTCAAATCAAGAAGCTAAAGACTTTCTCTCTAAGTCGTATGGAGTAAAATCCAGTGCAATGAGAACTCGTGCCGACATTATCGCAGCAGGTGAAGCCAATGGTGTGAAAATTATTTTTGTAACTGAGTAAAAAACGACGATATGGTGTACAAAATCGAAGTCGTGGAGCGCGATGTGCGTATTGCCATTGATGAAAACAAAACAAGCGATCAGCTCATCAGCGATGAGGATATTGACACCTTATCGTTGAATGACGTTATTCGTTCAAAGATCGTCGAAGCCGTTCAGCGTGTAGAATCGTCAGCTCCTGTACATTTCCTTGAAGAAGGTCACGTGTTTGGCGATGCTGTTTATTGGGATAGTAAGGGCAGTGGTTGGGTATTATTGCCCGATGATTTTATGCGTCTTGTAGCCTTTCGCATGAGCGATTGGGAGCGCACGTGTTACATGGCCATATCAGCAGACGACCCATTGTATGACCTACAATCTTCGAGATACAAGGGAATTCGTGGCAATGTTCAGAAGCCAGTGTGTGCTATTGTGAATCGTGCAGAAGGCAAGGCTTTAGAGTTTTATAGTTGCAATAGCGAAGAAGCCTACGTAAAACGCGCCTCATACATCCCCTATCCGTGCATAGACGATGAAGACGGTATAGACATCAGCGAGCGTTGTTACACATCCGTGGTCTATACTACGGCAGCATTAGTATTAACCGCCTATGGTGCAAGCGAGCAAGCAACCGCAATGAACACCTTGGCAAAAAGCATATTTGAATAATGAGTTCAATACCAACAAAACAGATAGACGGAGATGTTTCAGTTGGGCGTGATGTGAACATTGGCGGAAAGACCACCATACGCGGTTCGGTTAAGGTTGGTCACAACCTAACTATTGAAGGTTGGCTGGAAGCCAAGAACATCAAAGGCCCGAACAAAGGCCTGTTCAAAACGGCGGCACAGCTACGCGAGGCTTACCCTAATCCCCATAAAGGATGGTGGGCATTGGTGACCATAGAAGGCAGTGTGGCGTCAGATCATCTTGGGCAGCTATATGTGGTCGATGGTGGCACGTGGGTGGCGCAGGTTGACAGCAACGGTAATCCGCTGCTGAGGGGTAATCCTACGGTTGATAGTACGAAATATTTTGACGCCTATATTGAAACGCTTAAGCCTTGGTTGGGGGGGACGTTGGGTAGCTTTGATTCAAGCGAAGCATTCAACAACTACTTGGACGGGCTTACTTATAACAGCTTGAAGAGCGGACGGTATGTAGCCTATTTGGGTGGTGTGCCCTTTTTTGTGACATTTACGTTGCTCTATGCCAAAGAGCAAATCTCGGCTGTATGGGTTGAGGGTAGCTTGATGGTGAGTGATAACGCTATAAATTCGAACACGGGTAAGGGCGTGACTATTGCTTATAGATATCATAAAAATGGTGCTTGGGAAGCGTGGAAAACCATCTATGATGAGTTGAATGGTGCGGTATCTTCGCAAGGTTCGCGTATTAGCACCTTAGAGGGTAAGATGCCCACGGTGCAGACCTCTGCCAATGGCAGAACTAAGAACTATATCTATTCTACGAACGAAAGAGATAGCACATATACAGCGCTTAGCGGCAAAATATGGATGTACACACACCACGACCGCAATTTATTCTTACGGTTCAAGAATTGGGGTGCAGAGAATGACACCAATACAACCAATTATAACCAAGTATTGCTATGTTATTTGGTGGGCAAGAACCAAGATGGACTGATGGACAAGTATGTATTTGCTCGCATTTTAAATAACAATCTTGCAGAAGGGCAGAGTACCACTGACAAGGTGATTGTGAACTACACAAACTTTGCTGAAAGTGGCAATAAACAATTTGAACTCACGAAGGCAACCACCGCTAAGGCAGGTGTGATGACTGTTGATCAGGTGAATGCGCTGAACGGTCTCACGACGTTCAAGAACACCAAAGGAAAGCCCAGCGGACTTGCCCCATTGGACGGAAGTGGTAAGGTAGCATCCGAGTATTTGCCAGAGAATGTGGGTAATGCGTTGGAATTTAGCGGCATTGTTAGCGGCATAACTCCTCAACCTTCTTCCTTAAACAAGTATTCAACGGACGCGAACTGTAGTGTGGTTTTCAGCAAAGACACTGGTGTTTTTGTGCTGAAATATGCACAGAAGTACTACAATAACTGGGTAGATGGAGACTTATTTGGGGAGCCGTCTGTAAATGGGCGTGTACCACGCAAAGGAAAGATTTACATAGACGTAACAGCCAACAAGACCTATCGTTGGGGAGGTAGCACACTTGTTGGAATCGGTGGTGTCACAGTCCAGAATCGCGTTCTAGGCACCAGTGAGAACTATGTGTACTCATCGGGAGAAGATGAAACACGCACGGTATTGAGCAGCAAGATGTGGATGTATACACATACAGATGGTAATTTGTTTTTGCGGTTCAAGAAGTGGGGTGCTAACAATGACACAGAAACGCAGGGCTATTGCCAAGTGAAGCTAACGGGACGTGTATCGAATAGTGATTGGGGACTAATGAACCCTTACTTGTATGCCCGATTGAATAATCACACTTTGACTGAGAGTCAGAGCACGTTGGATGCCGTAAAAGTGAACTACACACGCTTTGACGATAGTGGTAACAAAGTGCTCACGCTCACGAAAGCAACCACCGCTAAGGCAGGTGTGATGACGGCTGATGATAAGACTTATCTCGAAAAGCTTAAACCTTGGTTAAGGGATTCGTTAGGTAGTTTTGATTCAAGTGAAGCGTTCAACAACTATTTGAACGGACTGAGTTATGACACCTTGAAAAGTGGGCGGTATGTAGCCTATTTGGGTGGTGTACCCTTTTTTGTGACATTCTCCTTGCTCTATGCCAAAGAGCAAATTTCGGCAATATGGGTTGAGGGTAGCTTGATGGTAACGGATAACGTAATTTCATCGAATACAGGTAAGGGTGTGACCATTTGCTATCGCTATTACAAGAATGGGGCTTGGGGCACTTGGAAGACTATTTATGACGAGTTGAATGGTGTGGTAACAGACTTGAAAGCTAAGATCGTTGCACTTGAGAAAAAGGTGGAAGCATTAGAGGCTAAAATAAAGTAAAAGAGGAAGCGAGGAATGGAGACAGTACAACTGATATGTGCGATTGTGTCGGGGGGGGCTTTGCCGTTGCTGGGCGTGTTTTTGTTTTACGACGCGAAAAAGCGTGAGGCAACGGCTAAGGCGAATGCTGCGGAGGCAGACAATATTACGCAGTATGCAGCCCAATGGCGCGAGTTATACGAGGAGAAAGCAAAGCACGAGGAGGAGCTAAACACTAAGATTGATTCTTTGTATGTGCAACTGAACGAACAACGTGATGAGTTGGCAAGGCTGAAAAAGGAAATGACGGAATTAACCGTGAAATTTCAATATGCCGATAGCCAGAAGTGTACGGTGTAGGTTGCCCTAATCGCCAACCTCCGTAGTTGGTGTGTGCCTCTAGTCATCACTCTGAGCAATAGAAACGTAGAAGTCGTCTAAACTTTTCTGACGAAGATTTGATTTGACTTTTGAGTTTTTCTAAATTCAAGTTTAGACGACTTCGAAATTACAACATCATCAATAAGAGGAATATGAGAAATCTTGCTCCTCTTTTTTTGCTACAATAGTTAAAACGACGCTTACTGGTTAAGTCGCTAAATTTGCCAAGAACATAAAATCATAATGGCAATGAAAAAGATTATTACATGGTTAAAATCAAACAATCACGGCAAGTATGTTGTGGGTGGTGTTCTCATTGGTTTTGGAGCTGATGATACCTACTGTGCGCTGTATGCTGGAGCAGGAGTTGCTGGTGCATTGGAGCTTAGAAACAAGTTGTGTGGTGGCAAGTGGGATTGGATAGGCTTCGGCTGTACGATGGCAGGGGTGATTGTTGGACGCTTAATAAGAGTAACACTGTTAGGCAGATGAATGATGTGAGTCAAGTAACACAAGTTGCTAAGGGAATTAGCGACTTTGGTTTAATGGCTGTTACAGCAGCCTTTTTTCTTCTTCTTTCAGCAGCAATGATGATAGCCATATTCAAATGGTTTAAATCAATGGTAAACCGCATGTTAGAGCAGCAAGAGTGTCTACGCAATTTATTAGACATTCTTCAAGACAATAACAGTACCATAAAGAGATTGGCAGAACGCCTTGAACCAGAGACCCAGTTGCGCATACGGAACTTGACAGGATTTGCTTTTGACCTGAGCGTAGAGCAAGTGTGCCGTTTAATCAAGCGCGTAAGAAAGGAGAACCACATTAGCGACCATGAGGCAACCGCAGTAAAAATACGCAAGTCTTTGAAAGTGATACATGATGATAGGAATAGTCGTTTTGACCCATTCACCTACCATAATAAGGCACTCTCAGAGTTTTGTAGTCCTGAATGGGTTGAAGATGTAGCTAAGGTTGTTGAGAGTGAAATATATAACGAGGATGGCGAAAACAATGCACGTGCTTACACAAACGTGAAACTCGCTTACGACAATATAAAAACAGATTTCTATCAACGTTTAAACTATTGATGTATGATTGTACTAATTGACAACGGACATGGTGTAAACACACCAGGTAAATGCAGCCCCGACAAGCGATTGCGTGAATATGCGTATGCAAGAGAGATTGCGACACGCGTTGTAAATGAGCTTCGCGGTATGGGTTATCATGCAGAGCGCGTGGTAGAGGAGGAGCAAGACATTGCACTATCAGTACGCTGCAAGCGTGTGAATGACATTTGCAAAAAGGAGGGTGCTAAGAATGTGCTGCTTGTCTCGATCCACAACAATGCAGCAGGAGGTGATGGTAAGTGGCATGAGGCGCGAGGTTTTTCGGCACATGTTAGCAAGAATGCTTCGTGGAATAGTAAGGCGTTTGCTCAGTATCTTTGGAACGAAGCATTGCAGCAAGGGTTAAAGGGTAACCGCTGTGTGCCTTTTTGCAAATATGTTGAACAGAACCTTGCTATTTGTCGTGATACGCTTTGCGCTGCAGTATTGACGGAGAACCTTTTTCAAGACAACAAAGAAGACGTTGACCTGCTGTTGAGCGAGGAAGGCAAGGAGAAGGTGACAGCCGTACACGTGAACGCTATTGTAGAATTTATCAAAGACTATTATGAATAATAAGAAGCAATTAGTATATACCATCACAAAGGTAATCGCTTTTTTTATCGCATTTTGTTTGATCGTATTCTTGCTAAGAAACACTGTGCATCACAAAGAGCACCCCTCTGATAAATGCGACACGACAAGAGTCACAATCGTAGATACGATTCCTTACCTTTATCCTGAACCTGTGGACAGTGTAGTGTTGACTTACAAGACCGTTACACTGGCAAAGACAGGTGGAAATACCGAATTAAAAATTCGTGCAGACACCCAATCAGGGAACAGCTATTTACAGGAGAAAACTAAAATAGAGGACGACAGTGCAGAAGTTGTAATTCCAATCACTCAAAAAATGTATAAGAGTGACGACTATACTGCATGGGTGAGCGGATATGACGTGCAGCTTGACAGTGTCTATGTATATCCCAAGCATGAATATGTAGAATACAGAGAAAAGCAACCTCCCAAGAAATGGCACATTGGTGTTATGGCAGGTTATGGATATAGTCCACACGGCATGCAGCCCTATATAGGTATAGGATTCACGTATTCGTTATTTTCTTTTTGACATGGAAACAATTACCATACAAGTATCCAAGGACGATGTGTATGAAGAAGTTGCCAAGGCAACAGATTACACAGGTGCAAAATTGATAGATGGCGACGAGAGCGCACGCGATCGCATCCTTGCTACAGACAGCGACCTATCAGACCTTAGTAGATTTTGGGAAGAATCAGTACTTGCCACTAACGAGAGGTTGAAAGAGATGGTGGTGAGAGGTGAGACAAAAAGTGTTGAAGTGGATAAATCTACTAAAATTGTCTACGAAGTCACATTGGAGGTTAGCAAATCGTTCGACAAGTCACTGAAGGATAATGTGCAGTCAGCCATTCGCAATTTCTTTATTGCATCCATTATTGGTCAATGGTTTAAATTTTCCAATAAAGGCGAAGCGAAGGACTACTTTAGCCAAGCAGGAGAAATGATGAACGGTGCGGAACGCTTGCTGTATAGCCGTAAGAGACCCACTCGTCCAATGGATTAACAAAACAAACAACAAAACAAACCATAAAAAACTACAAATATGGGACAAGAAAACACATTAGCTTCAAAAAAACAGGTGACGGCAACAATCAAGATAAGTTGGCTGCTTTACGACATTATGAATGAGACCTTTTTGCGCGGTCGTACCATTCAGAATGCAGAGAACCACAAGGAAATTGCCAGTATGTTTGCCTCAGAAGATGAGGAGAACCGCGAAAAAATTCTTCGCTCGATCAAGAAAGGCTTAGCCGAAGTGAAGACAGAATTGTCGGACTACCTCGATGAGGACGGAACGACCACAGATAACAGCCACTATGACGGCAGCACAGACCTGACGCTAAGCCTCAAAATGCCGAGCAACTTCAACGAGGCAGCAACCACCGGTGTTGGCGAGGCTATTCACGACTACTTGAAGAACTCAGCCATTGCCGAGTGGTACATGGTGACCAACAAGGCAGACGCTGAACAGTACATAGCCCTTGCGCAGAAGAGCATGCAGAGTATTCAGCAAGCCGTGAGCAAGCGTAGCCGTCCGAAGCGTCCAACAGAGTAAGGAGGATAGCTTATGAGTTGCTGTATTGTAAACGAGGGAGCGCAACAAAAGGTAACGCTAAATTTTATGCGCTCCCAACTACTCTATGACATCAAGAATAATGCCTATGTGGAGAGTCATGTAATGGCACCTGATACCGAACATGCCAAGCACATGGTAGCAGACGTGGGAGAAGAAGGCAATGTGGACCGTGTTACGAGAGTATTAGATTTAGGCATATCCATGTGCCGTGAAATGCTCTATCCTTGGGCTAAGAAAGAAATTCATAAAACCGAATTTAACGATGAACTAAAGGATCGAGAGCAGTATAAGATAGTAATGAACGTGCCGAGCACAATGTCGCAAACCACTCTAACCCTTGTGGAGCGACTGATACATGAATATCTTGTGTGTAGGGGCGTAGCAGATTGGTTAAGTATAACCAATCCACAAAAGGCGGAAACGTGGCTTGCAAAAGCTGCTGAAGCCGAAACATCAATTCGCACATCTATTCAGTCAAGAATGGAACGTGTGAGACTTAAACAACATTGGTTTTCATAATATATAAGCAAGAGCCGAGGTGCATCACGCATCCCGGCTCTTTAGTTAAATCCTAAAAACAATTAATCCTTAAGGTCCTAATATCTTTATCTTATTTTGTTGTTTTGTCGAGGTGCAAAACTTACAGATGCACCGAAGATATTTTCATCGGGAGAAAGTGTGGCTACACCTGCAATTCGGAAGAACTTGTAGGGAGTACCACGGAACCCCTTTAAATAGTGATCCTTGCTTGACCAAACAAGGTTCCAGTTCTGCAAGTCGCGTGAACCATAGAGCACTGTAGAGACATTCCCTTTGCTAAACATTCCACGCTGAATAAGTGTGTCGATAGTCTTCAGCACATTTGCTGCTTCGAGCTTTAGCGGACGAGTAACATATAGGCACTTAACAGCCTCAGCGTTTTGTACAGAGAAGTTTAGTACATTGTTGTTAGCATCTATTGCCAATGCTTCGGGGTAGGCATTAAGGTGCGAAGTGATGTTAGAGAATATCATTCCCCATTGTTTTGTTTTCAGCGAAAGAACGTAAGCGTATGTAATGTTTGGTGCGTAAACAATGATGCGTTGGTGCACGTAGTCGTAGAGCATTTGACACTGCTTTAAGAACTCGCTAAAGGGTAGGGTAGGCAAGCATTTGTCTGTGCTCGGTTTGTGATTGAGCATGTTGTGTAGCTTTTCAAAAGCTGGCAGTTTGCGCACATCGAACGGATATTCAGAGTTGATGGTTTCGGAAATGCACTGCGCTTGTGAACCGCTAAGCAGCATTATTCCGCGATCTGTTGGGAATATTACAGCCGAGTCGAGTTGTGTGACAGCATTGTTATTTATACATACGTCGCGCGTGATGGGTTGTCTAGCTGTGTATGTTCCTGTTGTGGAAACCTCTAAAGCCCACACACCCTCGGATGTAAATGCGTAGAGGGGGAATTGTCCGAACTGCCCTTGCGAGAGAGCCTTTGCAGCAGAAGAGAGTGCTTTGATTTTTTGTACCCCCAATGAAGTCATAAGACTTGATGGGAAAAGGAATGGTGTTGCCACATTGCTTTGTAACACTGCGTTGGGGTAGTGCGAAATGTCGTCAACTTGTGCGCATGCTGCGTTGTCGCTATCGACCACGGATGTGATGACCATTGAACCGTCTATGGTGTCTGCCATCCAGTAGGCACCATTTAAGATTGGGTGCTGTTTGAGGTTGAGGCCAGCGATGTTTGTTTTATTGTCTGTTCCTTTAAAATAGAGCACGGCTCTGTAGGCTCCATTGTGTGGATAGAAGAACCAGGTTGTGTCGGTTGAGTAGTTGTAATCACCTTCATCTGCATTACACTCAACAATACGTTCTCCCTGCGCTGTGCGTATAAAGACTTGCAATTTGTATAGTTCTCCGTAGCTATCGTAACGGTAGATTTGTCCGTTTTGTCGGCTTGGAACAGTTGGTTTTGCGTGTTGCAGGTTGTAGTCGAAAAGATGAAGTCTTTGATTGTAAGTTGTGAGGTGTGCGTTAAGGAATGTACAATTAGATAGTTGGTCGTCGGACAATGGCTGTCGTACTACCAACGAAGAAAGCGTGCCTTCTTTGAGCTTGATTGTGGTGTAATTTTTAGTGCCTGTATCATCAACGCCTTTTTTTATTTCGTCGAAGTCAAAAGAGTGTGCGAGGTAGAATTGGCTTACGTTCTCTAACTTTTCTCTTGTGTTTTCGACAGGTGCGATTTTGATAATTTGCCAATTTACGCGCACGTTGAAATCGCCAAAGTTGAAAACGTCTTTTGCTACGTCGTATAGATCTTGTTTTGCTCGTCCGTAATAATGGTTGTAATACTCATCAGGCAAGTCAACATAACCATAGCTTGTTCCTTCGACTTGGTTAATATTGTTTTCCTTTCTGATTAGTGCGTATGAGAACAAGTTTTTAGAAGCATCGAAATTAGCTCCTTGATTGTATGGGTAAACTTGTTCGGACACAAACACATCTACACCAGAGACAATATCTTTCCACTTCTCTTCTATACTATTGAGGAATAAACACTGTAAGTCGGCAATGAATGCGTATAGATAAAGTTTATTATCTCCATAATTAAACGAAATAAAAGGTGCATAGCCAGAGTTCGGAATCATCAATATTGGTTCGGAAATACGTGCGTGAGAACCATCGCTGAGGCGTAATGCGTAGCGGATGAAGAATGGGTAGATAAACTTGTCTTTGTTTGTGGCTTGTTCAGCTACGAACTTATTGATTACTGCTGCTATTGCTGTGTAATTGCTATCGTTATAAGCTATAACTTTACCTGTAAATTTTTTCTCAAAACCTTCAAGAATTTCGATTGTTCCGCTTGCTTTTGTTGGCGTTTCTAAATTGCTATCATATAACCTAATTCTGAAAGAAGACTTATGTGTATCTGGAAATTTAATTATGGTTTCACGGTTTCTGCGTACCACACAAATTGCTTCGTATTCATTTGTTGTGTTATTTTGTGCAAACAGTGTAAGGGTATTAAAACCACTTCCACCTACCTTGATTTTGTATTCGTGTCCAGACTTTAGATCTTGCGAAAATGAAATGTCAAATTTTTTTGAGTCTTTTTCGTTTGAGTATGTGAATGATTTATTTGTATAGTCAGTCCATGATGCTTCAGCCGAGCTATAGTCACTGTAAGAAACATCTGTAGAATGATTGTATGATACAGGTTTTGCCGAGAGCGCAAACTTTATGTCCACCTTAGGCAGTTCTGTGCCGAGGTTGATGTATCGATCTTCTTTGAAATAGCAATAATGAAGGTGTTGATTGGTTGAGACTATAAGCATATTGCCAATAGCATTTATGTCTACCATTGTTTCGCCTTGCAGCAACGAAAGGAACGCATTTCTACTATTGTGGTATGAGAATATGGTGCACCCATTTGCTTCGTGGGTTGTGATGTAGTTAGTATAATCATTACCCTTATGGATATAGACAACCTTACGTCCTTTATCAAGTGTAAAGTCAACATGAGGCGTAAGAATAGGTTTTAAAGCACCCTCTTCAGGTATGAGGTTGATGGACGCAGCAAGCGCACCATCGGCACATTCATAGTCGGATGGTGTAACAGAGAAACCGCTGTATTTAATTTCTTGATTCATAGCAATGGGTCTTTGTAAATTATTGGAACGATCGTTTCTCCGTAGTTGTTATCTTCTGGCAGTCCAACAGCGAATGAAGCTTTGTCTTTTGTAATACCGCATTTATCGAGCATGAGCCGTGCGAGTCGTACGGAACTTGCGGAATAGTTGTTTGAGCCTTTTTTTGTGCGGTGGCATTGTGCTATGTGTCGTCCTACTGCATTTGGATGTCGTACGGACAGTAGATAGCATTCGCCAAGATGGAATGCTATGTTAATGCTGTCACCGGGGTGCAGAGATAACATCCTGGCAACCCTTGCCGTAATGGATATGCGACCATTGCGACAGAATGTAATGTCGGGGCGTCGTGTCAGTTCCAATAATTTTATCATATAGATTGCAAAGATATAGGGGTGTTGGTTAATGGTAGTTTTAAGTTTAGGATAATGACGTTCAACCCACCATGTTAGGCGATGATGAGTTGAACGTAGAAGTGAAACTCTTTGCAGAGTTTTTCGATCTGTGGGTAATCATCGGGAGATAGGAAGTAGGGGAGGTATATGCACCGCTCTTTGGTGTTGCAGTGAACACCTCTCCTACGTAGTTTGTAAAGCAGATTAGCTCTGCGTTTGGGATGGCGCATGAATTACACGCTAATGCCTAATCCAAGTAAAGGCAACATCATTTCAAATTGTCTCCCTTCATCGCCCTGCTTGTAGAACTCAGGAGAAATGATGGTGAACCCTTTCTTTTTCAAGTTCTCTATTTTGGCAGCAACCTCCTCCAACATTTTGTCGTCAGCTCCACCAAGAGTTAGCAGAGAAATAGCCTTGTTGATACTTCCATGAGTTAAAGGGAAACACACCATTGCGACTTGTCCCTCATCACACACGTTGTAGGAACTCTCGAACACCTGCTTAGGCGACCAAGAGTCGTAGGTGCTGCCGTCCGGGTTGGTGTACTGCACGTGATAGCCTTCACGCCATTCGTGGTTGTCCTCGTTTTTGCGAGCGTAACCGTTCTCTACTGCGGCCAATTCGTTCATAGGTTCAGCCTTAACCTGCTTTGTTCCGATGTAAGTTTTCATTGTTTTGTTGTTTTAAATTTCTCCTTTTATTTCTGCAATCAATTCATCTTTGTGAATAGACACGCTGCAACTATTTGAAGTAAATGGTTGATTGTTCGCCCATTCTTTGGCAACTTCCTTTGCTCGTTCCAGATTTTTTGCGCTAACAAATACGGATGCAATTGCGGTTGAATTCTCGCTGTATAAATGTATGCGAGCATGATATAACTTAAATGCTTTTACTTCCATGTTTATTGTGTATTTTGGAGAGTTTAAGTGTCATGCCCCGAATGAGTTGTGGGGCATGACGCTTATAGGTGTTTTACTTTGCAATCATGAGTTGTGGTACGTTGCCGTAGACTGGTAGTTTTCCGTCCCACTTTTCTATCCACATCTTTTTGAGAATGGCTGGGGTGAGAGTTGCAGATTTGAGTTCGTTTGCTTCTTTTTCTGCGCGTGCTTGTACGAGCATTTTTTCTGCTTCAGCCTTTTTTACGGCAACTTCGTTGAGTGCTCGTTGTGCTTCTTGTATAGCTTTGTTCTTTTGGTTGACAGCCTCTACGATGGATTTGGGGTATTTGAGTCCAGAGGTGAGTTGTTCGAGATGGAAGTGTTCGTTGGCGAGCGCACTGCTTAGTTGTGTTTCGATGGCACGTTCAACCAGGTCTCTGTTGCTAACGATTTGGTCGGTGGTGTATTTGTTGAGCTGAATGCGGAATGCGTCCTTTACGTAGTTAAAGAGTGTTCCGTTGATGATGTCGTTGAGTTCTTTGCGGTATTTTTTGAATACTTTTGGCGCATTGCCATCGACCATTTTTAGTGACACGGTTGGGTCGACCGTGAACTCTGAACCATCTTTGGCGTTGATGGTGAATGCTGGGTAGTCGATAGTTTGAACGAATGTGGGGTATTCGTAGACTTCTTCGGTGAATGGGTTGTACCAAACGCGTCCTGTGACGAGGCTCACATCGTCGACGCCTTTTTCGGATCCATAGAGATTGACGAGGATGCCTTCGGAGCCTGCGTCGATTCGTTCGCTGCAAGATGTTAGGAAGAGTGCTGCGAAGATTAGTGCGAACGTGCACATTGAATTAAACTTTTTCATTGTTTTTTTTGTTTTTAAAAGTTAGACAATTTGTTGCGATGGAGAGAAGTATCCAGAACAACAAGATGGTTATGCTAATTAAGTTTGTGGCGGTGCATGGTTTGCTAACGCCTCGTAGTGTTGCGCTGACGATGATGAGGGTTATTACAACCCACGCCACGAATGCAGCGATTTTGTAGTTAATATTCATTTTATAATTCTTTTTTTTCGTAGAACTTTTTCGTTGTGGGCTGCAATCTCACTAAACAATTTGCCATCGTTATAGCCTTGCTGCTCTCCAGCAGCGAAGCCTTTTTTGTAGCCATCGTCATAGGCATTGCGAACAGCTTTGTCTAAATTATCTTTTTGAAAGCGTCTTTGTTTACCAAATATCAGCCCTATCAGTAGGATTGATGTGGTAGTAATAAGATAGAAAATTATCATTCCAATCATAATGTATCTTTATTGAGTTCATCAATTAAGTTTAAAGCGCGTGAGTGAGCCACCCAATCGCAATAATCGTCAAACTCCTTGATGGTTACCCACGCAAATGGGAATATGCGCATTTGTACTGCGTATACGTTGTAGCATGGAGCGACATCCATGTATTGTGTGTTCAGCCAAGTGTCTACATCCTCGCGCTGATACTTTTTTATTCTGTATTTTCTTTTCATTGTTCGGGTTTTTTATCAGTTCCCACAAGGTGCTCATTACCCTCGTATGGGATACACTGCGAACACTTTCTTCCACCACATATAAACGACCCATCGCTATCAATATGACCGAAGTGTTCACTAAACCAGAACTCATCATCACTATTTCGCGCAAGAACTCGGTCGAACGGCTTGAACTGATAAGGCTTGGATTTTGTCTTAGTCTTAGGGATTCCAAACTTTCTCCAATCGCGTTGGTCGCGAGATGGAAAAAGCATACATTCAGAATCAGGATAATTTGGGTAATATCTGCCATCGCTTGCGAAGAACTCTAGCCCTCCATCTGACGTTATTACACAAACAATAGGATATTCTACACCGTCGAGTTCTTCGACTTTATACAATTCTACCTCTCCATAAAGTGGACTATACAACTTCGTTCCTTTCGGGTAATTTTTTAAAATTTCTGCAACATTCATTGTTGTTTGTTTTGAGTTATGTTATTCTTTTACTTTAATTCCGTAGTAATCGAAGAATATGCTCTCAAATTGCTTGGCTGCGTAGAGGGCGGATTCTTCGCTGTTAAAGCATAAGGGGAAACCATAATGCGTAAGAAAAAACACACCACGATCACACGAAGCTGGACAGCGGATACCCGAAAATTCCGTATCAAGCGCAACTGCACAGGAGGAGATCTGCCTAATACCAATTCTCCGCATCTCCTCATCACTCATGCGCTTCATGTCTTCCTTGGCGTAGGGCACCCAGTAAGGATAATAGCTCCAGCCATCCTTATCACGCCACTTGTCATTGTTAATAGCCTTTTGAATAATCATTAACTTATAGAGCGCATTTGCTTGCAAGAATGCTTCGGTATCGCCTAACGAATCTACAAGCAGAGATTCTGCACTAATTCCCAACCGCATGCAAGCATCTGCAAAGGTTTCGATTTCGTGAAAGTCGAATTGTTTTTTTTTCATTGTTATTGATGTTTTTATATTTGTTAAACTTCAACTGAAAGCCTTTTAAGATGAGGCATTGCCTTGCAACTGCCTTACTAAGCGGTTGTTCTCGTCTATGAGCTGATTCAAACGCTGCTCTAGTTTTACTTTTTCTTTCACCATCTCGTCCAATTTTTGGATGAGTTCATCATCTTTCTCCACCTTTCGCTTCAACCATATTTTACTGTTGTAATCACTCTCAAGGTGAATAAACTCCCATCCATACTTTCCCTCTGCATTTAGTCTAGGCATAGGGTCTTCGTTATTGAGAATGAGAATGGCTTTATATTCAAACTTGTTCATTGCTATTCGTTCTTAGTTGATGCTGCATCAAGTTCTTCTATCAATTCTTCGTAGCTCTTTTTCGTGCCAATCAGTCGTTCGGTAACATCGTCTAGCGGAAGAACGTTTTCCACATGTTCCGTGCCTCCATCTTGGTTGTAAAAAATCACATTGTCAACTTCGTCTCGACCAGCACACACACGGATTTCCCACTTGTCTGCTTGATAATTTCGTGCCACACATGGATACAACTTGCACGGCTCAAAATTGGAGTAGTCTTTGTAGTAAGTTGGCACTTCGATGTGGAGATTTTTGCCATATACATTATCGCCCAATGCTTTTCCGTCAAGTTTATAAGCAACTACATAGTCATAATCATATTCTTTAATTAGAGCTAAAAGTTGAACTTGAGAATAGCATTTTCTGTCAAAGCAAATAATTCTTGCATTAAATCCAGCCTCAGTTACAATCTGTCCTTTGATTTCGTGATTTGTTATCTTCTTCGCCAATTCAAGGTCGAAGGGAACTCTCTTAAATTGTATTTCGGTCTTAGGTTGTATTGCTTCCATTGTTGTTTGTGTCATTGTTGTACGTTTTTTAGTTGTTGCAGTTGATGCTGCATCAAGTTCTTTAATCAATTCTTCGTAACTCTTGTTGGTTATCTTCTTAGCCAGTTCAAGGTCGAAGGAAAATTTCTTAAATTGTATTTGTGCCATTGTTTTTTTGTTTTTGGTGAGAGAGGTATTTCTCCTCAAGAATTAAATTTTTTGCTAAGAATTCGACTCTGTCTGTCATCGAAGAGTCTATTTTCAGCAGTGTTTCGCGAATGGTTCTTCTGTCACGTATAAGTGCCTCGGTTTTTATGTCCCTTAAATCGAGGTTGTTGATAGAGATAATACCATTACTACGTTTGTTAATTCTTAACTTCGTTTCTATTTTATCGCGTGAAGGTATTGCATCTGTGTTGAGCCTTCCTATTAGTACAAGGTCTATTTGGCACAGCGTGTCGCAAAGACTTTTATTTTACAAGATAAAAATTGTAAACGAAAACCCAAGGGTTGTTCTCCCATGTGCCCTTGCCGCTGATTTTGTCTATCAGGGCAGCGTAGGCTTCTTTCGCTGTTCTGAACGAGGAGTTGGCAAGACCGTGATACCAATACGTCGTGCCTTCAAGCCCTACGTTGTCGTCACACCAAATGCCTTCTTTTAGGCAGTCGGCCTCGCTGATGTCTTGCAGACGTTCTACGCGGATGTTGGTAATGCGAATATGATGGGGCATAAGGTCTGCACGGACAAACATCTTGTTGTTGCACCCTCTCTCGTATTTGATGCACTCCAAAGGCATTCCGTTTTTGCCACAAAGACGGTAAAATTCATCGTTCTTTATCAAATCTTCGTATTTCTGGGCGATGGCTATGGTTTCGCCTATTTTATAGTGGGCGGTTTTAAACCTGTTGTTGCAAAGCGTAAGCAGAACCTGTCCATTGTCGAGCTTTTTGAGTTGGAAATCTTCACCACCAAACACAACAAACCCGTTTTGCGTATAGACGATTCTTCTTGTCTGCGTCTTTCGACCGTCAAGTACGGCTTGTGTTAAGCCGCACTCGTCGTTGAACATTATCTTTTTCATAAAAATATTATTAATAAGTTTGAGTATTTAAATCTCTCGTCCGAGCGGCTCTGGAGGTATCGCACGACTAAATTTGCGTACGATACGCTCGGCACGGTATATGCGTTCGTTAATGAGTGTTAGTAGAAGCACGTTAGAAGGACGCACGTCATATCTATTCCAATAGTTAGCCGTTCTACGCCCTGATCTCTTGATGATTTTTATCGCTTGCCGAAGTTTCATATTTATACTTTTAGTTCTGCGTTCAACCCCAACGCCCAAAGGATATGTTGAAGTTCGTGGATGTATTTAATTTTTCGTAACAGAGCATAATCGTACAAACTACAATACTTAATGAAAACGGCCCAATTACCACTTTTCCGCTCTACCGCCGAATATCTCGCAAGAGAATACTCCTCGTTATCAAGAGGCTTTGTATAGTATTCACCAACGGATTCTTCCTTAAAATCATTTTTGTTGAGTATTTCGGGTGTAACGGGTATGCCTTCGACATTGCAGCACCAAACGCCCCAAGGACCGTCGTCGTCATCGTTGATAGCACTTAGACTGACAACTCCTTTTTTATCATTAAAAACTTTTAGGGGATTTATATCAGAAACAACGCACATTGTGCCTTTCGGAAACGCGCAATCGCGACTCACCCTTACAAGGTCGCCTGTTCTTAGGTCTTCGGGGTTAATCATTTTGTTCGTTCTTTTTTAGTTCTTTGATAAGTGTATCTGCGAAGCGTATAGCTTCACGGCAGCAGCCTTCGAGAGTCTTATACTCAAAGCCGTTGATTGGCGAGTGGTCATCTCTTGCCGCATTGCCATCGTCGGTATAGATGGCAGGGAGCATGGTCTTTGCTATCTCGTAGCGGCGTTGTTCCCAGTTTACGTTACGGTCAGCTCGTCCCATGTAAGCCCAGTATAAATCAAGGTTCTTGTCATAGCTATTCTTTGAGTCGAGAATGAAACCGTTAAACTCTGCGACAACACGACTTCCTGATAGTTTGGCGGTGTGTAATACTAATTTGACAGCATCTTCAATGCTCGTCATTGATTTAATCTCTATTGTTTCCATAACTACTTAATTTTTTGGATTGATAACTGGTATTTTCCGTGCCCAATTTCCGAAGGAAACTTTCTTAAATTATTTTATCACCATTTCTGGGTTGTCGTAGATGTTTCCAACAATTTCTACATCGCCTTCGTAATCGTAAGCCACTACATAATATAGCGACCAATCTTTATCTCCTCCTGGTATCGGATGTGCATAGACAACTTTGAAGCAGTATCCACGACCCTCCTCCACATGACCAATAACTCTGCCATTGTGTGCAAGAATATCTCCGTTATAAATTTCACGTCCGTGCTTGTCGTTCAAACCTGTTGACTGACAGATAAAACACACTTCAATAGCCTTTGCTTCATACTCGCCTTTATTATTGAATTTTGGTGCTGTGTTTGGGATAATGAACGTGTTGCCCATTGGGGTTACGCAACCACCACCATACACCCAATTGTCAGGCGTGTTGCCCTTGTTTTTGGCTTTTCCACGAAAACTAATCTTTCTCATTGTCTTGTTTTTTTGGTTTATACTATCTTCTACTTTTACCTGTTAATGGAATTACGTTGTAAGTTTTGAAGCGATCCACAAGTCTGCCGTAGCCGTCGTTGCGCTTGAACCGCTTTTCAAGTTCATTATTGTCAAGGTTTGTAGTGAGGTGCGCGAACTTGCCGAACTGCGTCCAAATTTCGTTGCGAGCATGAAGAAATTCATCGGTGAGTAACCCGGTGTCCATTCCGAAGAACGTGCGGTCTTGAATGCCTATATCGTTGAGGCACACGTTTTCGGGTTTGCACTGAAAACCTTTGTTGCCTTCTTCAAAGTAAGTGAAACGGTCGAGGTTATTGTGAATGGTGTAGTAGTTGACCATTTGTGTTACAGAGAGATTGTGAAAGTAACGAGGATTGTTGGTGCGTCTTAGATACTCGCTGAAGATTTGCATGAGGAGCGTTTTGCCAACACCCACACCGCCCTGTATGAGTAGGTTTTTGTGCAGTTTGTAACCACGTTCTGGGAATACCTTTTCAGCCAAAGGGCAGTTGTTGAAGTAGAGCAAGAGGAAGCGCAGCACCTGCTTGTTGTCGTCGTCAACGATGAACTTGCGCCTTTGTGGAGCCAGCACAACAGAGTCAGCAATGTAAATAAGGAACTTAGAATGTGCGTTATACACATCAGGATCTGCGAGATTTGGTGTATTCGCTTTTTCTCTGTCGTATTGTTGCCTTAAATTGAGCGCACATTGGTGTAGCGTAAGCCACGGAACATCATTTATCTTGTCGCGACTTGCAAGTGCAGAAAGCACAGCAGCGTCCCAATCTCTATTTCCTGTTGGTTTGCGGTTGAAACTGACAAGTCCGTTGATTATGTCTTTGTAGTCCATATTTCATTTAAACATCTTGTCCGCCAAATCCACCATTAAATTCGTAGGACGGTGGCGGAAGTTGGTCTGCATCTTCTTCGTGTTGTATGGGGTAAGCCTTACGCATCCATGCACAAAAGTGTCGCTTTGCGTCTGTTAAGCTATCATGCGCTTTACCATCAGCCTCGCATTGAATGTGGTTTTGAAACGCATCAAGCCGTTTGGATAATTCTTCAGCATCAATGTGAAACTGCATGCACACAGGTTCATTCCATGTGCGGTCGGTTTTCATCTGCTCAATCTCCTGCAAGAGTGTAAGCGTATAGGTTGATGGAGGTGTAGGAATGTCGGCTTTGATCTTGGCAGACGAGGCAGCTTTGCCTTTCTTCGTTGGTCGACCGCCAAGTTTGCCGAATTTTTTGCCATTCTCTATGCGTGTGATGCTCGCGTCAATGTTAGGCTTGACGAGAATAAACACCCCTTGTGCAATATCGGAGAGGCCCTTTGGTTCCTTGCCGTTAAGCGCATACTCAACGAGTGCAGGGTAGACCTCAGCCTGTACCTCTGGTGGCATCAGCCTGATAGCCTCATGAAAACTGCGATAGAAAATAAAACTGTCTCGTGCCATATAAATCAAACCTCTTTAATGCGGATGCCATGCACATGCAGCATGAGTTTCCTCTTGATGATGTACTCTTTAGTTCTAACCCCTTTTGTATCCTCTACAACTGTTTGTCTTGTCGCATTGTCTGTGTAAACAAAGTCTGCGATGTAGGAACAAGCACGTTCGAGAAGGACACGTGTAGGACGATTTTTGAAATCTTTGCCACACTCTCCGTATTGTGCAGGTATCAACAGGTATTTTACTTGTTCCCGAAGGTCGGAGATAAGTCCGGCACGCTGCATCATGCGTAGCTCAGCAGCCCGGTAGTGCTCCTTCTTGGATGCGTGAGAGCCTACGCGCTTGTTGCCGTACTTATTCCGACCTTGGAAAGCAAAGGATGAAAACTTAGCCATTACTGCTTGTTTTATTAACCATGTAGCGGAACAAGTCCATTATCTTAGTTTCGTCGAGCGTAGCAATCTCGTAGTCAACGAATGAGGTTTTCATGTGTTGAACAACCACCGTGTGGGCATTGTTGATGTCGGAAGCCTTTACAATGAAGTAAACCGCCTGTTTCTTTTCCTTGGCTGTTTTCTCGTCAAAGGTTACGAACATCAACTTAGCCTTGAACCACTTGTCGGCAGAGTCGGCACTATTCTCGACAATCTCGGAGTAGTTGGTGCGCTTGATAGTGACCACTTCGAAGTCGCCAGATATGTACGGTTCAATTTCCTTTGTGATGCGTCCTTCAGCCTCGGCAAACGAGCAAGCATCAACAAGGTATAATTCTGTGACTTTCCTAGACAACCCATTCGGCACAGTCCGCTCGTAGCGTACGCCACATTCGTATAACATCATAATTAATCCTCCTTATTAAAAGTTTTGACAAGTTCCTTACTCGGTCGTAGTTTGATAGACTTATGAGCAGGGATGGTTACGCTGTCTCCGGTCTTGAAGTTGCGTGCTGTGCGCTCGGCTACCTCAACAGGGGTGAATGTGCCGAAGCCACGAATTGTAAGACATTCGCCCTTAGCGATTGTTTCTTTAATCAATCTGAATACTCCATCAATCGCCTTAACGGTTGTAGAGAGGTGAAGTTTTTCTGATACTGAGACTTCACGTGCAAGTTCATTTTTTGTCATTGTAGTTTATTTTTAAGTTTATCGATAAGTTTTCTGATGCACCATGCACGGCACGAATTGCGCAAGCCTTGCTGTTGATCGTAGAGTGCAGCTGCATCGTTGAGATACTTGATAACCTTTTGTAGGTCGGTTTTGCAGAGGTCAGCCATCGTCGTCCGGATTGAGGAAGAGTGACGTAAGCTGATCGAAGTACATTTCATCCTGTGGAATGTCGTCGTCGGTAGCCATTATTTGGTTGGCGATGGACTTCTTCTTGTGGATGATAGCATAGAGTGTGCGGTCGATGGTGCCACGGCCAAGGAGATAGTAACACGTTACGTTGTCCTTTTGCCCGATACGGTGGGCACGGTCTTCGCATTGACAGCAGTCAGCGTAGGTCCAAGGAAATTCCACGAAAGCCACGTTGGATGAGGCTGTGAGTGTAAGCCCCACACCTGCTGCCTTTATGGAACAGATGATGAGTTGCGCCTTGCCCGACTGAAAAGCATCGACAGCTGCTTGTTTTTGCATCATGGAGTCGCGACCGGTAACAGATACAGCCTTTGGAAACGCCTTTTTTATCTCGTCCACAATCTCATGCAGAGAGCAGAAGAGAATGAGTGGCTTGCCGTTGGCGAGGAAGGTGCGCGTGAAGTCGATAGCTTGCTTTACTTTTCCTTTGGCAGAGAGTGAACGCAGCGTCATGAACTTAACAAGAGCCTCCATGCGCATTTTGCGTCGGATGTCGATGTCGTCGCACTCGGTGTATTGGCGCAGGTATTCGGCAAGGTCATGTTCGGCAAGCATATACTCGTCGCGGTTGGAGATGTCAACGATAAGATCGGTACGTGTTTTGTCGGGTAGTTGAGTAAGAACCTTTGACTTTTCGCGACGTATCATGCAACGTGCATAAAGTTCGGATGAAAGTTTTTCAAGGTTTCGAGGCGCATCGTCTTCCTCTTTTCCTCGTCTCTCTCTGCTTATCTCGCCACCGCCATACTCGGCAAGGAACTTGGTACGACCTCCAAATTCAGGCAAACGCCCCATGATGGACAGTTGTGCGATAAGGTCGGCAGGACGGTTGACAACAGGTGTACCAGAAAGAAGTATTCTGTATTCCTTACCCTCAGCAATGCCACGTGCAAAGATTGATTGCTGTGCGGATGGGTCTTTCACACGGTGACTCTCGTCGATGATGATAGACTTAAAGAGTTTAATTTCGGGATTGAAGACCACATCTTTCAATCGGAAGCCACCACCTTTTTCACGTTTGGTTATGTCCCACACAAAGTACTTGCGTAGTGATTCGTAGTTTACAACAGCTACTTGCTGCATCCCCATTCGGAGTAGATAAGGCCATGTAGTCATTACCGCATTGTCGAGGACAAGTGCTTTTTTGTTGGTGAATTTTTCAAACTCTCGTTGCCAGTTGATTTTGAGCGAAGACGGACAAATAACGAGGCAAGGATAAGCGTTTGCGCAGTCAACAACACCGATACTTTGCAGTGTCTTGCCCAAACCTGGTTCGTCACCGATGAGAAAGCGGTGCCAGCGCAGACCGGCAAGTATGCCCTCCTTCTGATAGTCGTACGGCTCAACACGTAGATTATGTTTTAGTGTGTCAGCCATACGCGTTGATGGTTTGCGTTGATAGTGTAATGTCGTAACCGCGAGCAAAGGCTTGTTTGCGCAAGTCTATGCAAGACAGTGTGCAGTGTCGAGCTTCCTTTGATTGTGCTCCCAATCCTGATGAGCAACGCACACCCCCCACTAATCCGCCACAGGTATATCCGTATGGTCCTGATAGCACAACGAATGGGCAGAGCCGACGTAGGCTTTTGAGTAGGGATATTTGTTTTGTTTTAGAGAGTTTCTTGTTCATAACTAATAGAGATTAAACGCCCAATATTGAAATGCAAGTTCTTCGTACTTTTCGCGTCCACGATTGTAGATGTCGTCGCCACGTGTGATGAACTTTTTGAAGATTCTGCAATTTTTTTTGCTGATGGCGTAGATAAAATCGTAATTGGATCGTGCAATGTCCATGTACCACGCCCGGCTACGGTCCAAGTCGAAGAAATCTACAGCATTGTCGAACTCCGCTTGCGTTGAGGCGAATGTAGTTTTTAGATCGCCACCGAAGTTAGCCGTTTGTAACCACCAATCCCATTTGCAGCGTGTGTCGAGATGGAAGGTAAATCCCCCATTGCAGAACTCCTGCTGCTTGTTGACCATGAAGCGTTGTGTTTCGGCTTGTTCGAGTACTTTAGCGAGGAATGGATCGTGCCTTGCTTCGGCACGCAGTGCGCGTTGCATTTCGCGAGCATGGAGGAACTCCTCCTCTGAACATTGTTCACCGTCTATCGTCATGTGTAGAAAGTCAACACGCGAGGGTTCGGTGATGATGGCATCGACGATAGACCCGAAGCGGAAAGCAGCCTCCTTGTCACCGAATTGCATGTGAGGGTGGAGCAGGTTCTTCAGTTCGGTGAGGTCAGAGTTGCTGACCTCACTTCGCTGATAGTATTCGTCGGGGTTAATGATGGCTTTAGTATTCGTCATCGTAATCGTCATAATCGGGTTCATACGGCTCTTGTTCTACCTCACCTTCACCGTTGCACACGTCACAAGTTACTTTGTCACCTTTGATTTGCTCAAGGTCAAGGGCTTGGGCTTCTTCCTCTGTGTCGGGCAGGCTTTCCCATTCAGCCTCGGTGCATTCCTTTTCAATGTCGTTGACGAAATCGTAGGAATAGAATAGATAACCTGTGCCGTTACATTCGTCACACTCAACCATAACAGGGTCTTCTTGGTTCCATGGAGCGTTGGGGTCGTGCTCTGCGCCAGCCGGGTAATAACCACTTTCGTACATAATTGCTTACTTTGCTTTAATCTCGTCTGTATAAGTTACAGACGGTGAGTTTATAAATTCGGGGGTATTCTTATCGTTCGCAGCTTTTTCGCAGAATGTGATTTGCTTTTTGAACGTCTTAACCAAGTCTTCGAGTGGAAGGTGTTGCCCCTCTTTTGCCCACCAAAATGACACGACAGCCATAATACCTTCAGGACTGTTGATTGAGATTTTCTTTTTAACGGACGTCTTAGGCTGATAGCCAGCAGGAGCGACAATAGCTTGTTGACCGAACAGGTTACCAATCTCGGAAGCCTCGGCTTGCATTTTCTGCTTGGCTGCTTCCTCTGCCTCCTTGCGCTTGCGCTCAGCTTCAATGCGTTCGGTTTCGGCTTGTTCGCGTGCTTTGAGTTCGGCTGCCATGCGAGCCTTTTCTCCCTTGTTGGCTTTCTGCATACGTTCTAATTCAGCTTTCTTTGATGGCAGCGTGTCGAGGATATTGTCGCGGTATTCGCCCACTTCAAACTCGTACTGCTTAGCAAACTGCTCCATGAGTTTGTTGACTATGGATGTGCGCACTTCACGGAGTTTATCCTGCATGTCGGCAAGTTCGGCAGGTATGCAGACATTTGATGGGGTCTTTGTTGCCCATTCCTGCGGAAACTTGATAGGGATTTGCTTGATTATCTTGTACTGTTTCTCATAGTTGTCAAGCGTAACAGCAGTATTTAGTTCGGTGAGGAAGTTGATGGCGTTGGTTGTGTAGGTGTTGAACGACCGCTTGTAGTCGTCCTCGACATCTTGTTTGTATTTATTGTATGCTTGTTCGCGTTGATACTGAATCATTGCCTCCTTACGCTTTTTCTCCTCTTCCTCACGCTTTTTTGCTGCATAGGCATTACGAGCTTGTTGTATTTGATTAGGGATGGAGTTTGCTTTGGTAGGGTCTACAGCGTTTTCCATTCCTGTAAACTCAGAGCGTATTTGGTCGAAGATCTTAGTGATGGCAGAACGGTTGGTGTTCATCTTCTTCACCGTGTTGCGAGCTTTGTTGATGTAGTTGGCGCACTGCATATCCAGTTCGTCGTTCATGCCGTTTGCCTTGATTTGGTCGAGCAACTTTTTGCCAAACTCGCTACAGCGTTGGCACGATAGTGTATTGTCATTGTAAATCTGTGGTGCAGATTGTGCAATCATTTGTACGTTTTCTTGTCGTACGATTGTGAGGTTTTGTTGATCACTCATGATTGTGTATGGTTTTGTTAGAACGAATCATCATCGTTGTTTTCAGCAGGGTCTATTGTTACACCTGCAGACGTGTCGGTTTGCGGTGCGAAGTCTTGTTTTGCTTCGCTTGTGATTTCACCTGTTTCGGTGTTGACGGTATCTCCATCGGCAGTTACGCCATAGATGTCGTCGTTAAATTCGGGTTCTTCGACTTGTGACTCTAATTGAGTGCCACGTCCTACGCGTGCTTTGGGGTAAGTCTTGAATGCGTGTTTGATACACTTGGCAACGAGGAACCCGGGGTCAATCTGTCCGCCTTGTGCAGTGTAGAGCGCATTGGGCTTGCCGTTCTCCCACTGCTTGGCTTGATAATTGTACTTGCCGTTTTGTCGTGCAGAGTAGTTGGAAAGTCGCATCCAATCTTCAGGGAGCATTACTGCGTAGTCTACAGATCCGTCAGCACGTGTTATCTTCATGAAGCATGCAACGATACGACCTGTGGTGTGGGGAAGACGACAAGTATAGTTGACGAACTTCTGTCCGTTGTGTTCGCCATACTCGAAGCCATCCTCTTCGTACACGATAACAGGGTTGTCAGCATGTCGAATTTGTCCGCATCGTGCGCGTAGTACCAACTCTCCATATCCAGACACGGTGAGCATGCAGTGTGTCTCGTACTTGTTTTTCTTCTGTCCGTTTTCATAGTAGCTGTCAACGGCTACGGAGCGAGCAAGGAGGTAGGCTTGCGCCTTGGTGCCAGGGTCGAGTGTGAGTCCTGAAATTGCCACATCGAGGAATGCTGTGAAGAGCGAGAACTTTGTGCACGTCTTTCGCAAGTCTTCTTTTTCAGAAAGAAGTCGGTTGAAGTTACGCGATTCGCGTTCGTAGGCTGCTTCGCCTGACACGCCTGTGGATGGTGTCCACATTGCTTCGTAGATTTGAATAAACTTGTCGCGCACGTGTTCGTTACGTACGATACTCTCGGGCTGCATCGTGTTGATTTGCTCGATTGTTAATCCTATTTTACTCATAGTGTTGTATTTGTTTGATTGTGAATAATATTGTTGTGTGTGAGCTGCAGGTGGGAGTCGAACCGCACTAATGCACTCCATGAGCATCTTTGAGCCTTGTACTTCGGCTGTAACATGCCTTCAGTGGTTCCAGTTGCGCCTGGATGCCCTTTCCGATTAAGCATTCTATCTGCAGCAGTTGAGGCTACTTTTCAAGGTAGTCTTGTTGTATCCTCTGCAACAGCCGCAGGTCGGCTGTACGGTATTCGACTTTGCCCGGACGTTTGTAGGCAAGGACTTTGCCCTGCTTGCGCCACCGCTCCACATTGCCACGACCGAACATCTGAAACGCTTTGTTCTGGCTGATGAACTCAGGGTCGTTGGCATCCTGTTTAATCATGTGGACCACCTTTGCGGCCACATCATTGAGGAAGGTGGAGTAGCGTACGCACCTGTCGGGGAAGTTGAGGAAGTCCATTATAGTTCGCCCTCCTGTCGGCTCATTGGGGTTTGGATCTCGTCGGCTTCATCGCATAGCTTGTCGAAGAACTGAAGCAACCAGTCATGCTTGCGCCACTTGTTGAAGAGTATGATGGTGAGAGCAAGCAGCAGAAAACCGAGAGTCTTGTCGATGATAAGGTGGAAGAGGTGCGCGAAGAAACTGTTGTCCCTCTCCTCTCCGAGGAGGAAGAGTGTTCCTGCGCATCCGATGATAAGTAGGATGCAAACGCGGATGATAGAATATGCTTTATTCATTTTTTTGTTGTTATTAGTGGTTGTACATGGTGGTACTTTGGCGTGTTCTACATAACGATTGAGGTATACGCAGAAGCAACCGTTGATGAGTATGTACGATTTGTTGCACGACTTGCAAATGTGGTTTGCTTTGCTGCTCATTTATTAGTAGAGGTTGATACCAAGTTTGCTGAAGGCATCTTCTTCGTCAGCAGATCCCCGCCAGCAGTCAAGGTAATTGTTAATTGCCTCCTGGTTGTTGGCGTCTAACTTATCGTTATAGCCGAATGTGTTGCAGAATGCTTTCCAACTGATTCGGTGTAATTCTTCTTCTGAAAGATTGTTTGTTGTATTGCAGCTGATGAGGCTTGCAAGGATGAGTGCGAGTGTGATGATTTTCTTTGTCATGATGATTGGGGGTTTTATGCGATACGTGTAGCCGTTATTGTTCTTTGTTCTCGATTGGTTGTTGTGGAGAATGTTTTGTCCCACTGCAACCCAAAGCTGGTGCAAATTGACTTGAGGTAGCTTGAACGGCTAACAGATACCGTCAACGCTTCACCAACTTCAAGGTCTCGTAACTGACCTAAGAGCGTTTTTTTTCGCTGATTTTTAGATAGATCGGAAGAGCACACGTCTGAACTCCAGTCACGGCTACATCTC